AAATTTATGTATAATATTTAGAAAAGGAGAATGGTGTGAAAGTCGTTCGGCTACATCCAGCTAGCCTGAAGGCTCTTGAAAAATCAATTTTGATTTTTCAATCCTGCTACGCAGTATGGGTTTCACGCCTCACATTATGAAAATAACAGTAATCATTCAGAACACTTCACTAACGGTATCAACGGTATGACACTGATAGATGTAATAGAAATGTTTTGCGATTGGAAGTGTGCATCAGAAAGACATGCAGACGGAGATATATTAAAATCAATAGAAATTAATTGCAAAAGATTTAACATTGATCAACAATTAAGGCAGATCATATTAAACACTGCTGAATTATTTAACTGCAAAGAGAGTGTAATTTGAAAAAAATAATTATTAGTGAAGGATGTTTGGCATTTTATACAACAGTTGATGGCAAAATGTTATACGGAGAAGATTTTCAAAAGGATGTAATGTCTGAACAAGAGAGAGGAGAACTAATAGACTACCTTCTTGTTAAAGTTAAAGAAAATGTAAAACAAGGAAGCATAGCGATTAACAGTTTAATTGAATTATTTCAATATGACAATTATGAATCAGGAGACGAACCTTGCGATCAATGCGGGGACACTGTAAGTAAAACTTATTATGAGATTTAACTTGCTTTTATTCAAAAATACAATATAATATTAAAATAATAGTGGTGAAATAATAATATAAGGAGGACGATCGTGAAATTCATAAAGACAACTTACTTAAAATAAACATATATTCAAATATTTGATGATACCTGTCAGTACTAGGATTTGCCATTCCTGATTTTTCGTAAATCATCGTATCATGAATATTAAACCCAATTTCTTTGAAATATAATGCTTGTTTAAATGAAGTTAATGTCTCACATCCATCAATTGTAGAATCTCCAACTACCCAAACAACCATTCCTCCATTTTTAGTAATCCGATAAAGTTCATTGGCAACTTGTTTAAAGTCAAACGAATATCCATTATAATCTCTTAAATTATCATATGGTGGGCTAGTCAAAACTAAATCAATATAATTATCGTCCATTTTAGACATTGTATCAATACAGTTCTCATTATATATTTGATTTGTTTTCATGTTTTCTATTATACAATATGGAAATATAGAAAAAATAGAAAAAAAGAGGCTCAGGCGAACCTGAACCTCTTTTCTGTTTTAATCAGTTAGATTAAGAACCAGCAGTTACTGCAACTTTCACACAGGCATAGCTGTTGATAATTACTCGTATTGACTTACATATTCATCCCCTTCGTGTCCGAAACCCATCGATGATAATATCTCAATAACTTGATTTCTTTGATTCTCTGCTCTTTGCTTAAGTTCTGGAGTAATCAATCTTGTATCCTCTTCTAAAGAACTGTTCATTTCGTCGGTTTCATCTTCTGATAAATCTTCTGAACCCGGATACATAAACCCAAATCCCCAAGGGAAATAAGAATTTGAATTTACACTATATACATCATCGCCTATTTGGGACTGGAGTTTCGATCTCACAGATTCAAACATTTTTTTTCTCATTTTTTGAAAGTTTACTAACGGCTCCGCCGTAAGCATCCTCGCAAGCCTCTTTAACAAAAAACATAATACCAGTACTAGATCCGTATGGAGCCATATCGACATCTCCAACTCCAAAATAATATTCTTGCGGATTAAGGAATTCTTTTTCTTCTTTAATAACTCTCTCAATTGTATATAAAGCTTTTTTGTTCCATCCCGCTTTTTTACCAATTGATTCCCATTCACTCTTCGATATCTTAATGGTTTTCTTACCACTCGCCTTTTTTACTATTTTCATAGCTACTCCGTCTTAGTTTATTTACATTGTGATAAAAAGAAAAGGTAGGGGAAACCCCTACCTTTTCTAAAGCTTTTAATCAGTTAGATTAAGAACCAGCAGTTACTGTAATTTTCGCACAGGCATAGCTGTTGATAATTACAATACCGATTTCCTCATATATAACCCAGCCGAGGCGGAGTTTCTTAGGATCGTCCGCTGGGAGAACAGTGATGTCCTGACGAATCGGGAAAGCACCAACGTACTCAGCAGGGGCGAGCAAGAATACCGTATCGGTAGGGCATTTTGAAGACACATGAATGTCAGCCGTGAACAAGTGTCCGAAGAGACCTGTTGTCAGAACTTCTTTCTGTGTTGCTTCATCGTACACCGTTTTACCGAAGTTACGGATATCCGCATAACGAAGAGCGTGGCAAATGATCTTACCAACGGTAAGGTCATGCTGCTCGATTGTTGCAAACGCCTGATTCAATGCGTTAAGTGTTAATGTGCCACCAGTTGAAACAACTGTATGAGCGGCATCAACTGCTGCATTAATAGCGTTGAAGATGTTCAGGTCTTCTTCCTTCTGGATCGCTTCTTTCGCCTTGATCTGCGCACGGTCTACAATGTAGAAACGGCGAGCCTTGATTTCAGAAAGACGAATCGTAGGATTCGTTGCGATTTCGAAAGTAGGAACCAAGATTTCCTCACCTTCTGTGATCATATCAGGAACGGCACCACGACGTGAAATCACGTGGGCTGTAGCTCTGACATCCTTCTCATAACGTGCATAAGCACCCTGAGGAAGCTCATCAACCATAAGCAGTTTACGACCAACCGCTTGATATTCCAAAGCTCTACGAATAGGTTCAACCATTGCCTGTGCAAGTGCCACACGACCTTGAGGTGTATCTAACGCCTGAGCGATGAGCTTTTCTCTTTCAGCATTTACTGCTCTTTTATCTATAGCCATTTTATTCTCTCCTTTAAGTTGTTATAGGGGTTTCCTATAAAGAACTAGTTATTGTTATTTACCTTAGATGGTAAGTTTGATTTCCAGATATGTATTGCTGTTATCACCACTAAGTGCCTGATCGCCATTGATGTCAACGCCCGGTACGCCCGTAGGATAAGTACCCGCAGCCTGAATCAAACGACCAACCACGCCAGATGTGATTGATTCTGCCGCTGTGCAAAGCAAACCATTGTTTGCATAGAGAGCATCACCAATTGTCGCAGAAGCTACATTCGCACTGAACTGGTCAGTAGCAAATTCACCACCGCTATGATATACTGTCATTTTGCCAGAAGCTTTTGTTTCATCGAAATAATCCGACGCTCTGGACTGCCAACCTGCTACAATGCCGGGCATTGCAGATGCGCTTGTTGATTTAGTGTCACCAGCAATACCATAAGGGGCAGTGAAGGTAGCGCTTTGCAGAACTACTTCGCCAGATGCGTTCAAAGACACAATCTGTCCTTTATTAATTGTTTGACCTGAGGCAACAGCTCTCTCAGCAGCGACTACATGATATCTTTCTATAAGAGCCATAATTTAATCTCCTTTTTTGTTTTTGTTACGTTTCTTTCTATTGGCTGATTTGTCTTCGGTTTAATTAAATTCAATAATACTTTTCGTTTCAAACTATATTACTTCTTTTTAGTGCATTCTAATTTACAACAGTGTCTATGCCAACTTTCGCTATTTGTATTCTATGAATAAATGTGAAATCCCTTTTTTTATTTTCATTTTTCCACAAAAAAAGCCTATCCAATTAAGGATAGGCTTTTTTATTGTTATATTGTTAGATTATTTTTCACCATATATTGTCAATTCTTTATCAAACTTAGAATTTCCAATTGTAAATGAACTTGCTAATCTTGTTGCCAAATTGTCGCTATCGCTACCCATTGGTTTTGATTCCTGAACGATTGCTGGTATACCATGACCAGTTACAACAGTCTTTTCAGCAGAAGCCGTTTTAACTGTTTTCTCTGGGAACATGCGACCTGCTACGACCTGTATCTGATCGGTTTCAAATCCCATCAAAGATTGAACAACTGTGTCAAAGGTTTCTTTGTCGCTAGCTATTCTTTTATTTGAAGCCAACCATGCTGCTGTTTGAATCGCTTCGTTTTTGCGAGCATTGGCGATACGATCCATCTGGACTTGACGTTTCTGCTGTACCTGTTTTAACATTTCGTCATTAATTGCAGGCATATCTTTCTGCATTTCCTTTTTATGACCCATGTAAGAACTATCGACTGGTACATCTGGTGCATCAGCCTTAGGATTAATATTGTCAGCTCCTTCATTTCCCATTTCCGCATTGCCACGAGGAATGCTTGGTTTAGCCATAGGAACATCAATATTATCCGCACCTTCATTTCCTATAGTTGCTTTGGAACGAGGAACACCAGCTTCCACATCGCCTTCTACTGAATCAACTTCTTGCAATTTTTTGGCTTCTTTATTAAGCAGTTCCAAAATTGATTCTTTTGAAACGCCTGCTACTTTGGCTAATTTTGTCGCAATACTATCAGCTACCTCTGCAATTACAGTACCTTTCATTTGGTTATTAATTTCGGGCATTCCTTTACCTTTGTTAGCATGATCATATCCGCCTTGGATTTCTTTTTCATGCCCCATATAAGAGCTATCAACAGCTACTTCTGGAAGTCCAATTTTAGGATTGATATTTTCTGCACTTTCGTTACCCATCTGTGCATTGGAACGAGGAATGCTTGGTTTGGCCATAGGAACATCGATATTATCGGCACCTTCGTTACGAATAGTCGCCTTTGAACGAGGAACGCCAGCTTCTACATTCCCTTCGATGTCATTAACCAGTTTAGGTGTACTTGCCATCTTAAAAACCTCCTTATTTGTATTTCTTACTCTTTTACCATTCATAGCAAGTGCTATTTGTTTATTATCTTCGGTATTTTCTGTAACAACAGAATCTAATACCGTTTGATTAGATTGAGAAGATTCTTTTTCTATTTTTTCTTCTTTGTCGTCGTCTTTTTCCTCTTTATCGTCTTTTGGACATTCGCAAGGATCGCATTCGCATTTTGCACATTCCTTACAATCCTTACCAGCTTCTACTATTTCATTTTCAACTTCGGCTTCGATTTCAATAAAATCGGCTGGTGGTAAAGCAGATCCGATATCCGCTTCATCCGCTTCAGCTAATTTTCTTTGTCTAGCTTCCATCTTGGCTACCTTTTGCTGCTCCATCATACGATTAAGAGTTGACAAGTCTTCAACCTTTATGCCGATCTCTAAATCTTTTTCAATATCTTCAGCAAAAGCATGAACATAGACGTTATCTGTCATTTCTGACGCAAAACGTTTCTTAACGCAATTGCAAATCGCTTCCGCTTCTTTCAAGCCATGTCCTTCATTTTTAGTCTGATCTTCGATGCATTCATCCCAAGGATCTTTTTCCATTGATATTGAAGCCATTTTATTTAAATGACGTATTTTACGGAATCCTAATCTTTGAAGTTCGCCGCATACGCAATCAGCCATCAATTTGCCTTTGCAAGGTCCGAATGAAGCAACAGTGTCACCACCGTATTTTCTCGCTAAACGTTCCATACATGCGCTTTTTGGGAAGCTATCTGAATTAGCTGATGCTGTTTTCAACATTTTAGCAACTCTTAATTCAGAAGCAAATTTCAAAGCCTCTTCTTTGCATGACTCACAATTTTCAACATCTGGGAATATATCCCATTGCACTCTTAATACTCCAACCTCAGGATTGCTTGCGCTAACCATGAAATCTTTTTCTACAGGAGTTCCGCATGCATGACAAGAGAATTCGGTATGTCCGTCAGCCTCAACAGCAGGCTTGCAATGTTTAGCACCGCATGATGGGCAAACGTGTCCATGTGCCTTCTGGTTATTGGCAATTCTAACGATAGAACCTTTACCAATATTAGTCTGAGCCGCTACTGGAAGTGCAGGAACTTCTGGTGCTTCTGGAGAGTCTGGAGATTCTGCTCCCTCTTCTCCAACGCTCTTTGTAGGCTTGATTATCTTGAACTCAACTGTCTTCTTGAGAAGAGCTTCGTATTCTGCCGTACAAGCGTTGCAAGAACCTTTGATGTCTCCACCTTCGTTTGTAACATCAACGTCTGTACTTCCGCATTCTGGACAAACAGTCCAAGGCATTTGACGTTCTCCGTCAGTAGGAATATCAGTGTCATCCATTCCAGCCGCTGGGTCTGTGGTTAACGCCTGAACTGGATCTCCTCCGGGCATTGCACCGGGCAATCCTTGTTCTGGAGCACCCTGAGCACCCTGATCCATCCCCGGCATTCCGCCACCCATAGGTGATTGAGCCTTGCGATTTATTTTTGAAGATACTTTGCTAGACTGCTTGCTCATTTTCTTTTCAGATGATGCCCATGAGTTACCAAGACCTTCGCCAGACATATCGCCCTCTGGAACTGTTTCGTCAGCTGGAGGAGCCATATCTGCTCCGCCAATAGGAATTTCAGTTGTTCCTGTGCCAGTGTCGATATTCACTTCATTTTCCTCTGTATCCGTTTGAACAGCGATTTGAATAGTATCGCCATTGATTGTTACATTGGTAATAGAAGCCATACGGAGATTTTGAGAAGCAAGAGCGCCTTTTGCAAACGCTACAACATCCTTCTTAAATGAAGGGTTGTTTTTCGTTGTACCCATCTCGCTAAACGAAGTCTGGATTACAGTGTCAGCCTTGCCCAAGCCTTCTTTATTAACTATCTCATTGGTATTATCTTTTTTTTCAACTGAAGCTAATATTTGCTTTCTTTCAGCATCTCTTTCTTCTCTAGAGGATTTAGCTTTTTTTGTTTGAAGAGCGGCACGTAATTCAGCTTTACGATTAACCTTAGCTGTTTTCTCTTGAGTTGCAGAAGCCAAAACTTCTTCAATTTTTTGAGAAACACTATCAATACCGTCCTGTCCTTCAGAAATAATATCTAAAGCATCAATCAAGATATCAGGATTGATTGTTTGATCGGCGGCATAAGTTCTCAAGCCATCGACAATTGAATTTGCGATGTCTTTATTACCAGCACTAGCAACCTTGAGGTTTTTATTCTGCCAGAAAGCTACTCTCTTGGCATAATCAATTTCTTCTCTTGGTTTAGAATCTTCAATTAAAGAAGTCGCCAAATTGTAACGGTTTTCTAAGGAATCAACTAAGCCAGCAGAAACTGAGCAAGCCTCATCAGGTGTACATCCAGTTTGAATAGCAGACTCGGCGATAACCTTGATTACGCATTCCATATGTTCGGAAGCACTTTTGAACATTGCAGCATTACGCTTGGCAGATCTAGCCCAAGGAGCGGAAGTGTTTTTAAGTTGATTTTCAGTTACCGTATCGGGTTCAGAATTAACTCTTTTCTCATCTAATTGCTTTTGAGTAATCATATGGAGATCGGCGTTCTCTCTGTAATTACCTAACTGGTGCTCTTGAACACGATCAACAGTCTCATTTAGTCTTGGGTGATGTTTAATCCCCTCGTCGAGTTGAGCTTCAGTTAATTCGTCTTCTTCACCTGTACGCAAATCCTCTAATTGTTTTTGCGTGGTTGAATGTTTATCATCTTTCTGTCTAGCATGATAAAGATCTGAACGTTCCAGCTGTCCTTCCTGAACTTGATCTGGAGTTGTTTGAACTGTAATTGCTCCAGCTTTTCTACTGATATCGATCATCTTATTTACTCCTTCTTTTTGTTTGTTTAGATTATTCGCAAATGTATCCAGTAAGTTTATTGCTGCATCCTTAGGCGACTCTATAATTTCATTTCTTTCTTCTTCTGTTAAATCCTCATATGTCCACACTCTTTTTTCCGACGATCCTTTATCTTCGGCGACAATGATGAATGATTCACCTGTTTTGTTTACAGACAAACGATGTTCGTTGTTTTGTATTGACGGTACTTTCTTTATATACTCAAAAAATGATTGTTTTTCCTCCCACGAATTTGATAAAACTTCAATTGCCTTCTGTTTTTGAGCTTTTTTCTCTGAAATAGTTCTTCTAGCCGCCATATCTATATCTCCTGTTTTATTAATTCTTTCACAAATATTCAATGCTTTTCGTAAAAACTCCTTCCCATCTGCTAGTCTTTGATCATAAGGAACACTCTTTATTCTACAACTTACGTCAGAAATTCTTTGTATAGAACGACTATCTTCTATTTCAGACGTTCTAGGTTTTACCGGAGCTGTTATTGGCAAATTAGGTGAAGACGCAGATGGTTTACTAGGCGATCCGCTTACTTTACCAACTGCCATCGCCGTTTCAGAAGCCGCTGGAGTAGGCATAGGTGCTCCCTGAGGAGGTTGCATACCTGCTACTGGCGGTTCCATTCCTAAAGTTACATTATCTGCTGCCCCCGCTGCTCCTGCTGCTCCACCACCTTCCATATTACCAACTGTACCGGGAACTTCTGCACCTTGTACATTACCATAACCAGCACCTACAAGTTCTTCCAACCAAGTTTGCAAATCGGACATTATTTTTACTAAGTCGCTAGAAAATTCCATCTCAACTTGCTTACGATTCTGAATAAGACTAACTGCAATTTGCTCTAATGTTTCAAGACACTGTTCTATCTGATCAATTTCTTCTTGACTGGCTTCCTTGTGAATTGCCGCTGTTTTAATCATACGAAATTCATTTTCCATTGAAGCAACTCTTGACAAGAAATTATCGTTTGGTATAATTCCCTCAATATGACAATTAGGACAGGCAGGATCTACAACTGCACTTAATTCTATAAATTTCAAACCATGATTGTACTCAAATACAGTCTCGTCTTTAAATTGTTTTTCCTCGCCAGTCTTAACATTGCGAGCTTTTCCTGAGAATTTTCTGCCTTTTCTATTTCTAATATGACTGCAATAGTCCTCAGTTCTTTCAGCTCTATTTCCGCAAATATTACAGCAGCTATATTCAACGCTACATCCCATTGAAACGCCTGTTACATACTCTTCTTCAATTGACCGACATATGTGAGGATAAGCATCTCTATCAATGAAACAAATTGTATATATGGCTTTCTCTTCTGGAACAGCTTCTGCAAAAATAACTTTACCACGAGCATTTTCTACGTTTTGATTGTCGTGATTTGTAAAGAAAGGGACGCCTTCGAAACTCTTATATGAACCTAAAAGTTCTTCCCAAGAAAAATAATCGCCATTTGTATTAGGACAATCTGCCTCGATAGCTTTGGCTCTGAAAAACAACGCATTTGGATGCTTTTTGATCTCAGCTAGAACAATATTTTCTTTTTCGCTTCCCGGCTCAATAATAACACGACCACCAGCGGTACGCATCATTTTATCTCCACCTTCATTAGCTTTAGCAAATGGATTAATTTCTGTAAACTTAAATGAGGCTTTTTTTAGTATCATAATCTTATTTCCCTTGATATCTCTTAATTACCATCTCAACCCCTATGGCACTTCGATTTTTACCATGAGACCTTAAATCTTTTGCAATTTTAATTAACGCATTTAATGTTCTAGCAACCGCAATTCCCTTTTTGGCTTCTTCCTCTTCTTCATCTTGCGAAACTTCAGACAAATCTGGCAACGTTTTTACAGAAGGCATACTAACATCTACCATCTCATCTTCTGGAGTTTCTTCCACAACATCAAATCCTAATAATTCTTGTTCTTGTTGTGTAAGGTAATCTCCTTTATTTTCTTCATTAATGTCTACAATTTCTTCTTCATCTTCCAAAATTGATTCTTCATCTTCCACAAACGTTCCATTTTGTATATCTTCGAGTTCAAAACTAGTAAAGTTGCGATCCAGTTTATGAGTATCAAATATTTCAGGAACTTTAATTAATTTAGCTCCAGTTATAGGGTCAACCAATTTTTTAGCAGATTGATTTTCAAACGGTAAAGCACTATCTATTGCACTACTTACATACAAAGACGCAGCTCTCATTGCAGAATCCATGTCAAAAAATCCTCTTTCTCCGATTATTGACTCCAAATCCGATTCAAATTCAGGAAGTACTTCTTCATATTTTTTCTGACTAACTATATTTCCTTGATCATCTTTTACCAAGGAATAATTTTTAATATCATTTGTTAAATAAACAACAAATTCTTCATCAATAGGCTTAAATGACGCCTGTTGTTTTTTACCAAGTTTTGAAAATCTATCTTTGTTGATAAAGTCAGTTACAGCTTTTGGGTCATCTGTTCCAACACTAATAATAGCAGCTAATACTTCTTTTTCAAGCGTCAACGTGTTTATAACGTCATCAGAAGTCTTTAATGCTGTTGTTTGTTGAGCACCAAATGTTTTTTCGCTATATATTCCAGAAACAGATGGATTAGAATTACCATATAACGAACAAAATTCATCGGCGAATTTCTGATCATTTTGTAAATACTTGGATATTTCACTGTTGGCTATATTATATTTTTTGGCTAAATGAATGCCAATTGTCTGAATCGTTTTAGCTTGATCTGGTTGTGCTGAAAAAGCTTTGATGATTTTAAAAATTCCAGATGGTTTTAATTTCCATTTACTGCCGGTTCCAATAACAGTACTATATGGAGTCTCTTGATTATTGTTGATTGCAGCCTCGTAATCATTTTTTGCAAGATAATTCTTATCTATATCAATTACATCATAAACCATTCTTTCCCACTGATCACCATCTTCTGAATCAGATCCTCTTTTTGCTCCAGTCCTATGCTTTACAGTCATTTTGAAATCAGTTTCGTCCAAAATCTTCCAAATCCCCTCTCTTTTCATCTCTCCAGTCCATTTACCATTAGGATCTCTAACTTTGGTCAAAACAGATGTGCCAGTAATACGATCATTATAAACGTCATCTTTGCTTTTTATTCCTGATGGTAAATTTATATTTTTCTTCCTGTTGGTTTCAGAAAGTCCAAGGTCACGTTCAATTTTCGCAAAGTTATTCTCTTTTGAATTTACAAAGAAAGATAAGAAATTTCGTATACTATCTGAATCTGTACTAGTTAATCGTTGCGTAAAATATCCAAATCTGTTCTCGTTTATTTCAGGTTTGTTTCCCTTGTAAGGTCCGATAGACATAAGATATAAGCCGTATGCAGGATGATAACCAACATATATTTTAAAAAACCTTTCAATCATTTCTGGAGATGTATTAAAACGATCTTGATAATAATCCGTATACTTATCTTTAAAAACCAGAGAAAACTCTTTAATAGCTGAATTTAAAGAAGGATTTAAAGCACTAAAGTCGTTCCATTCCCTATTTGATCCATTTTGTATATCATCTAAACTCATCCATGTAAATTCGGGTCTGTAATTCATGGATTTAACACCCATGGATTCTTTATGAAGATTAAATGTATTATTAGCTTTCGTCTTCATGCTCGGATTTCCACTTTTCAACTTTATCACCAACCCCATATAATTGACTAGAAGTATAAGGTCTCAATTCTCTAGGCGTATCTACTCCCCAAGTATCCTTCGCATAATTAGCAGCTTCGTCCATACTATCAAAATACTTGCCGCCTGCTGAATAAGTTGCTGGCAATCTTCTTACACCAGCAAAAAATTTAGGTCTTGGGTGATGTACGTCTGCTGGTCCTAAAATGCAAAAATACCATACGCCATCTTCAGATTCACCTTCAAAACGGAAATAGCTGCCAGTCCCAATAACTTCTTCAAACATATCTTTTAGGAACTGAGTTTTTTGAGTATAAACCTGTTCCCATTTTATATTCTTTTCAATAAGTTTTTGTCGTGCTTCTTTGTTCATAATATGTTAAGATATTTAATAGCCGTTTATTCTAATATTTTCAATAGAATAAGCGGCTATCCCTCTTTATAAAATAATCTTTTATTGTTTTTGAGCGTTATGGTCGTCTTTATATTCCTGAAGATTCTTTTTCATCCACATTTTCTTTCGCATAACCTCTTGCAACACTGTACGGGAAATTTTCGGTCCGTCATGATCAATTTCTGTATCTGTGAATCTCAATATAGTCCAACCTTGTTGTTGTAACTTTGCATCTCTAGCGTTGTCTCTCTCAATTTGATCGGGAGAACCATGGAATACCTCTCCGTCAGCCTCAATTCCTATTTTCAACTCAGGTATTCCAAAATCTAATGCGTATTCTTGACCTGCCGCCTGAACCCTATATTGTGGGTATATAGTCTCAGTCAGTAATCCTTGAGTTTGAGCTTGACGCAATATAGGAATTAAATCTCTTTCCGCCTTTGTAAACATAATACGACCTTTCTCGTCTCTCATCTGTCCATTAGCATCCTTTTGACCTCTAACTCCTTGCGTTTCTTGTTGTCTAAAGATTTTTTGTTGATCTGATTTGATTCTGTCTCTCGTCTTCTGCTTTAAAACTTTACCGCCAAATTGACTTGGATCGGCAATCTCAGCCGTTACGCTAGAACTTTTGGGCATTGGTCCGCCTACCCCGCCGCCAACTGGAGATGGAATTCCACCTTCAGCTCCACCGCCGGGAGCACCAATTGGAGGTTCGCCCATGTCGCCTCCGCCACCGCCACCAAGAGGAGGCATAGATGGTGCTCCACCACCTCCACCAAATCCGCCTCCGCCAGCCCCGCCAGCAGCATCACCAAAACCTTGTCCAATTGCCATAAATTGTAAAGCATCATATCTTTTTCTTTCGATTTCCATATCTGGATCAAGATCAAACGCTTCAAGTACAGTTTGGGCACTCAATAATCCCTTATCATAAAGCTGAATTATAAACGTTCTATACTGTTGCTGATCACGAAGATGCATTGATCCCCATTTTATTTTAGGATAAATTAAATCTTCTTCGCCTGTATCTGGATTAACATCTACAAAACCTTGTCGTTTCGCCTCTGGAAGATATAAATTCTTTTCAATCCATCTTGCAACCTCGCCACGGAACGTTTCGAGCCTTTGTATCATCGCCTCAATACCAACGGCTGCACTTGAGAAATTCGGTCCCTCGCCATTTAGCAATGCATTATTAATCATCATACCGTCTAGTACTTCTTGATTAATAAATTCAAATTCGTTAGATAATGTCAAAACTCTACCTGCGGCTCCAACGAAATCTAGTTCAAAAGCATGATGTGTTACAATGGTAAGATTTGGGTCATTGGCTGTTTGAGATAACTGAGATTGAACGTCTGCAATGTCGGCTGGACCCGCTGGACGCTCATCACTTCCCACTTTTACAATTTTAATAGGCACAATTAATCTTTCTGCAACAATCCATTGAGCAACCATCAATTTTGTTTTATATGAAAGTATAGGGAATAATCTTCTAACCATACCTACGCCAAATTTCTGATACCCGCACTCTCCGTATTTCAAATGAGATACATTACGATTATCTAATGGTATGGGTTGACCAGAAGAAATTAAAGCTACTACATCTGGAGATAGCCTTTCGTAACCCGGCATTTTACGTTGTACCATGTTAATAAGTTCTTCGTCTGGACGCAATGCAATTCTAGGATCTGGATTTATAGAACTAGATTCAACCTCGATATAATCAGGATTTAATATTACTACCCGACGAATTGTTCCGCCTTCATGTTCGCATATCTCGTCACCAACTCTTCCAGTTCCATAACAAATTGGACATTCTATTTCAATGAATGGGAAACAATCTCCGAGCAAATGGACTTCATGGCTTATTAATCGACACCATTTAGGTAGTTCTAATTTGTCTTTAAGTTTATCAAAATGTAATTTAACATCTCTGTTTTTACATTCATGCTCAAAATTACTCATTGGAAAGTCGCTATAAAAGTCAATAGCAGAAGCAACTTTTGGTTCGTTTTCATAAAAAAATCTAGACCATTGATATTGTTCTAGTCTTTTTGAAGGTATCTGCCAATTTATAGGGGTATGAACTGGTGAGAAGAATTGAGGTTGACCATAAATAATTCCATTATTGGTCGCCGCCGTTCTCATCATTCCAGAACCCCAAGAGCCAGTCGAAACTGCGGCAGTTGGAGCATAATTATGTGAAGGAACTCTTTTATAATCAGGATGATTTGTTATTACTTGTCGGCTTACTTTTGCTGGATCTCTGCTTCTAAGTGCCTGAAATGCTTGATTCAATCCTGATGTTATTATTTCTTCTGACATAAATTACTCCAAATATTTAATCTCATTATACAATATTATTGAGATTCTGTGTCTTTTATCTTATTGGAGATCCGTAACCGGAAAATCTTGGTTAGGAGATGTATATCCTTCATCAACATTCGCTGATTGTTGCTGCTGTTGTACGGCATCGGCAACTTGAGAAATGTCATCTTCATTAAGACCTAATTCAGCAGCAGCATCTTGTATCGGCATTGTTGAACTAACTTGGAAGTCCATACTTGGAAAACTAACTCTATTGCCTACAAATTGGGCATTAGCGGGATGGTCAACAATTTCAAATGTATTTGGTGAATTAGGTACGCTAACAATTACTGTACCTGTATCTAATTGCACCGTCTGATTATTGCTACCTACTAACGTTGCATTTGCCCCATTCGGATCACTTATCTGCAAATTTCCAGTGTTACTAACTAATTCAGATAACATCTGTGCTTTTTTAATCATCATTGAGTAGCCAATACCAGCATGTTTAGCAACAAGCTTTTGTGCTTTTTGATCAATTTGAGCTACACCCATGACAGAAGCCCCATAATGTTCAGAAATAGCATCAATCATTGTTTCATATTCAATGCCAGCCTCTCTCATATCCAAAGTATCTCTGAATATATTGTAAACTCTATCATTCTGAGCTTCATCTAAATTTTTAACAGACGCAACCTTGATAACTTTTTCGAACTTTTTAGTTGAAGCTGTTAGATCAGTCATCTTTGTTCCTCTTGCTTCTTCCAATCTTCTTTCTGTTGAATACTGATGAGGTCTTGGCTGTCTGGTTCTTTCTCCATCGGCTAATTCCATTGGATTACCACCATCTCTAGGAACATCTGGATTAGCAGGAGTTCCAGCTGTCGGAAAAACATGGAAACGGTCATTAATATAACCGCCAACAACATGTCCGCTCTTGTCTTGGTAATCTCGGTAGAATTTATCCATTACATATGTTCTCCATATAGATTCGCCGCTATATATATGATTAGGATCTTCGTCAAATTTTATCTCATCAGTAGCATAATGCGTAAAGTCATAATATTTATCTCTTCCAACTCTCCATGGTGTATTTTCGTTATATGCATCAACAACTCGATTCCATTTGTTGCGGGTATTTCTTGTCCAATCGTTTCTTTGACGTGATTCTTCTGCCTGTTTTCTCATATTTTTAGCCTGCTTTGTCAACTTTGTAATATTATGCTTAGCCAATACGCCAAACAACACTTCTGATGCGTTTTCTGTCCCTTCATTTCCAAAAATTGCATTAACAGAATCAAAAATATCCTGTTGATCATCTGGTATTTTAGAAAAATCTGGAGAAGTATCAATCATCGTCATCAACTCTTGTGCAGCCATTGACGCCGATCCACGTGACTTTACCCATGCATGTAGGTCTTCTGGATTATTAAAATATTCTGCCATCGCATCACTCCTTTTTTGAATTTATTTTTTAAAATGAGAAGCTAATGATTCAGCAAACAAATCTGAAATTTGACGTGAACTCTCTCTTGATGGAGTCTCCCAAACGTCAGCATCTCTATGACGCTGAATAGACGATTTTCGCTCTTCATTATTAGAAGAAATCTGTTCACCAGCTGTCAAATCAGGAATATCATTAACATTACCATATACGCCGCCGTGAACAGGCTGATGACCCAATCCCGTACTTGCGTTTAAGCTCTCTGTAGGAAATACTGTTCCTCTTGGAATTATATCAGAGCCTTTCATTCCGTCAACCTTCTCCTGTTGCCAAGCTTTATGCTCTTTCAACTTCTGAGTCTCTTTTGCCACTATTTGTTTGCGAAGTCTTTCTCCATTATCCATTACTTTGCTTTCTGCCAGTTGTTTAATAGCGTCTGGATTAGTAATACTATTCTGATTACGAGCTGGATTAACGTCTGAATTCAGGTAATAATCTTCGCCGCCGCCGATAGATCGAATACCATTATTTACAGCAGTTGGTTTTGCAAGTGTTGATTGAGGTTTAACCTGTTCCCAATTTGATTGATCCATATGGGATGTATTTGATCTTTCATCGATATTAAAAGGGTCTTTCCACAGTTCTTTTAACTCTTGACCAACAGACAATGGAGCATCTAACTCAACACTAGCCGTTTTAACTAAAGGCTTTACAGTTGAAGCTTTAAGCGTTGACACATCGCATGACTTGAATTTATTTAAATCAAGACCGCATGCAATAGCGTACTCACGTAAATGACCAACAACTTCCTTGTCCCATTGAGAATTGTAATGATATGGGCTTCTATTAGATGCACATACTTCTATTTTGTCGCATTCTTGTGCTAAAACTGTCTCATCGACTTCTTCCGATATATTGACATTTTCAACCAATTCCTGTTGTACCTGATTAATAGTAGGCTTTGTTTCTTCCTCCATAAACCAAGGAATTCTTGTTTCATCTGCGACTCTTAAAATATTCATAAATATTTCCTTTTTTGTTTTGATTACTGCTCGAATCTGAATATATATTATTTCCTTCTAATATTATTTACATATGTCCTGCAAATATCCTTTTTTTAAAAAATAAACCCGAACTTATTTAATTAAGAACGGGTTTACAAATATTTATGTAGTCTGATTATAGCTGTTTGAAACCATTTTGAATCTTATTACCTGTCTTATCAAAATCAATTTCTGTTTGCATATCTTTATTATCATCTCTACGCATAAATATTTCCCTATCTCCTAAGACCAACTCTCCCGTTGAATCGTCATCTTTCATAGACCCCTGACTATACTCTAAAACTTCGACAAAGTTTTTAGTATTCCATGACAACCCTTCTTTCCCAAGCTTAAAATAATAATCATGAGCTGCCATTTCCATCACTAATGTTTCTACATCTCGTACTGTAAATCCTTTCATAGTACATAATTCTGACAGTTGGTCTAAATCCAGACTATCTATAGCTTTCTGCAAATCCTTCTGATTATCAAAGCCCAAAACCTTAATACCTCTATTGCCCATTCGTCTAGCAGTTGTTTTTAATGTTTCTTTCATGCTTTCTGAATCGAAATTATCTATATCTATAACCAAATCAACTCGACCTGACCTAAGCATTGGTCCCGTAATATTCTCTTTGTGATTGGTGGTAAGAACAACAAATATGTTTTTCTTCATAAATTGATTTTCTTCTTGTCCATTTTGAAGCCAAGACATAAATTCAGATTCTACTTGTTTGTGAGCTTCATGCATCCCTTCCGCACCACCGCCTGTAGACCCCATAGCCCTGTCATATTCATCAATACGAACTATAACGTGGGATGAACTCATTATCGCATCAATAGATTTTCGTGCCTGTTCAGAACCTTGCCCAATCCATTTTGAATGAACAGAATTCACATTAAAATCCCAAACATCAAACCCTAACAATCCAGCTAAGTGGACGGGGAAAGCAGATTTTCCAGTACCGCCCTTGCCATATAAAACCATTACATGCGGCATTCTTGTTTCTATTCTTTCGATAAGATCTTCGTATTTAGATTCGTCTTCTCCGTTTTTCACAGCGTTATTGGATTTTTCTCGAAGAATCTTGACTTCGTTAAAATCTCGCAATAATTTCTTTACATCCCACGTAAATTTACTAGATTCTGGACAAATATAATCTTCCCAAGGTCTAGAAGTCAATTGAGTTAAACCAAAACCCTTTTCCATAAATTTTGAATTAATATTTTTCCGTAACGCAGAAATCAATTTGATCGGATCAATTATTTTGGATTTTGAATTGACACCCGAAGTTGACAAAGACGCTCCAAAAACATCTCCAGCTTCAGTATATGTCAAACCAGTAAGCTTTCTTATAATTTGCTCTGTCTGAGAAGCACTAAATGATATATCATATTTTGCATTCCTAAACAAATAGGTGAAACTATTAATTATATGATTTGCTTCGTCTCTAGAAACAGGGCTTATTTTAACTGTTCTAATTTGAAAAGGAAGTTTTAATGGAGCATTGGTAATTAATAACAAATTACATCCGTTTTTAACAGTTGGGTTTCTAAAATTATCCAATAAGTTTAGTGCCTTAGCCCCTACTTCTCCCGGCGTTTCTCTATCGCAAAAATCAACCGCATAATCCAGATTCCTTATAATTAGAATTTTATCTTTACATTCTCCCAAGATAGCTTCTTTACGATTAACAAATCCATTTGAGTTTCGTTTTCTCTTTCCTGTTTGAGGGTCAATTTTTGGAATTGGTATATCTAAATCGGCATTTTGTTCGACTTCAAAGGAACCATATATTAATTCATCAAGATATTTGTAACTGTTTCCTTTGCCGGGACTTCCATGCTGCAATTCTACGGCATCTATATCAATTGTACTATTATATAGATTCTGCGTTTTAAAACATTCTTTCAAAAAAACATTAACAATATGCGGATCTTCATAATTAACAACAAAATTTGTTATGCCTGTTAAAGATAGCTTTACAGCAATTTGCAATTCAGCCTTGATTCGCTGAAATGCCTCGCTGTTTTTTATTAGAAATGAATGATTAATGGATGTACCATTATCAACACCTTGAGATTCTATATCGTTTCTGTCCATTATGCCTCCATTGAGTATTTATCAATAAGTTATGTATAATTATACAAAAAAAAGCGGGACGCATAAATATATTTACGCATCCCGCTTTGAAACTATCTTCTGTTCGATTTATTTTTCGTAATCAGTGGTCATCAGTTTTGCATAATCTGCGACATATCCCAGATCGTCCTTCCAGAACTTCAAGACCTTCTTGCGAGTCGTTGGGCTAATCTTGCTTGTTTTTACTAACTGATCTGCACCAGCTAATTTCTTGAGATCATCCTTGACAGATGCAGCCATTGCTCCGCAACATCCAGACCCAGGGTTAGATTCGACAACGATATCTTCGCCGCCAAGGTCTTCTCCGCCAAGACCTTCTGAATCGTCAGTTATTTCGATTTCTACAACTTCCTCATCAGCAGCATCGCCAACCATGTCTTCAACAGCTTCAACGGCTTCGCCACCAACAGCATTTTTAACTTCTGTTACTGCCTGTTCTACTTTCTCAACAGCCTCACTAACAGCTTCGGCGAGTTGATCAGCAGCTTCTGCTTTTTCAACTAACTCAGCAACAGCTTCTTGAACATCTCCTGCTACCGCTTCTGCGCCATCTATTTCGCCGTCTTCCGCCATGTCGTCTTTTTTGTCAGCACCTTCGATATCATCAACGATATCTTCGGCTACGTCAGCTACATCTTCAACTGCGTCATCCGTAGCAACATCTTCTTCAACTTCGGTGTCGCCAAACTGTGCCATAACGTTTTTAGCCGCCTCATACAGCAAATCTTTGCTTGTTTTTGCAACGACTTTAGGTTTTGCCTTGCCGTTCGCAGAAGCTGTCTTCACGATCTCTTCTTTCGATTCGGTTGCTTTAGGAACCCAATCAAAATCAAACTTACCAACTGGTGTAATAACTGCCATTTTCATTCTCCTTTTGTGTGTTTAAACTACAGTTCTATTTTATTTCTAAACTGAGCCGTTAATTCCTCTTTATTTTTTTACTTTTGATGAAGCATACTTTAAAGACCAATCAGAACTATTACTCTTTTGATATTCTTCCATACAAGAAAAAATTGCTTCTTGGGCTGGCATTCCAGTTGATACCTTTGTTTTATAACAATTCATCCAACCTCTACTTTGCCCCTTCATTAACGCCTTCGCATCTTCATAATACGCTTTCTTACGAAACGATTTTAAATTAAATGTAACTGTTTTCATATAATTTTATTCTCTAATTATAAATAGAAACCTTTTTCTATTTTAAGATAATTTAGTAACCTTTGTTTTTTTGGAAGCGGTTTGTGGCGGTTGAACTTGTTGAGGTTGAGCCTGCTGTGGTTGAACCGGCTGAGCTTGCTGAGGTTGAGCCTGCTGACCTTTGTAATTTGCCGCCGCATCATTTTGATCCGCTTGGTTTAACCATTGAGCTAAATAACTCAAAACAGCCTGAGACATCTGTCCGTTTTGTATTGCTGCCATAATTGGTTGAATATATTTTTTAGCTTCGATATCTGGATCGATTTCGACTTGCGCTTTTTTATTCCATCCTGCTTTCTTGCCAACATTCTGCCATTCACTTTTGCTCATCTTTAATGTCTTTTTGCCGCTTGCTGTCTTAACTAATTTCATATTTCTCCTTTTTACTGAACAAACTCCAACACTTCTAATGCAATTATATTATTAAACAAGAATCTCTTTATTTGATTCCCTAAAATTTCCCAATCTCCTCCTATTATATTTGGAGACGAATCATAAGCCACAAAATATTCCCCACCTTCTCCTACTCTTATTGGATACCCTTCTCCAGAAACAGGTATTAACTTTCTAGGAGGCAACGTCTGACCACTTTGTTTGGATTGGTAAATAATCTGCATAGCTAAATTATGCATTTCAGCATATTTAACTTTTGATTTGTTGTCTAATTCAACCTGAACATTAGGGGAAGTTTGATTATTTTGTTGATTGTTTTCTTGATCATTTTGGTTACTTTGATCTGGCGTTGCATTAGGCGGACTAATTGCTGGATCTGGCTGCGGTTGAGCGGTATTATTCTGGGGATATAACGTTTTTGCATTAGCAGGAAAAGCTGGATTTCCAATAGTAGACTGAGCAGCCCTATATGTTTTATTGGCTATTTCTAAACCTCCAACTTTATCACCAACCCCTAATTTATTCTTATCAAACCATCCGTGATTTACCTCTAGCGCCATTTTGCAGGGCTTATGAGAAGCAACTAAACGAGTACTAAGAGGATACATTTCGGCAATTTGAAAAATAACTCCGTTTTCATCTAAAAAAGCAATGTCAAGTGGTATATAGGTGTTTTTCATCCAAAATCGCAAATAATCAGAATGAGTAAATTGGAATAACATTCCAGAGTCTTCTGGCAAAGTTTTTCTGTCCATTAAACCATTCGCTCTGGTAGATGGAGTATTAGCTATTTCAACAGATAATTTTTTCATTTTTTGCTAATTCTCCTGCCATACTATAAAACTATTATCCAAACCATCCTTTAATTCATTAGCACACTCGACAGTATCACAATCAAAATGAAGACCCCTTGATCCACTTTTATTCTTCATTGTAACGCCATAAGGAATTTCCATGGTAACTTCACCTTTCAAAATCTTATCGTACTGCTTACGGCTTAATTCAGCATAAACATGAATAGATTTGTCACGTTCATACGCTTTTCTCTCTAGATTTGAAACTATTTGATCAATATGCATGATTAAAGACTTAATAAATGGGAATGTTCGTCGTATACACTTGCCATCCTATATCCCCTCTTGCCTCTTTTATCCATACTGGCAAGTATTTCAGTATAACTTTTTTCTTTCTTGTTTTTCAAAAAGCTATTGTTTTCTCCAAGCGTCATTGTCTTTACAACTGTCTTGCCTTTCTGAGTAAATTTTATTTGATTAGCTCCACCAACTATTAATCCTCTTGACTTCAATCGTATAACATCACGACTTTCTATATTAATATCAGAAAGATCAAATGTTTCACTATCTACTTTTTTAGCATGCAACCAAATATCCATAACGCTATCCGCATCCTGATCAGACAATGCAACAGAAAAATCAGAAGCCTCTTTCGGCATATAATTGGCAAGAAATGAAATATCTAATAATCCATTACCTTGCTGTCTTTTTTCTGAAGGATTCCCACTCACTAAATTAATTGGAACTGGCATAATATATCTCCTTAATCTTTCATCGGCTTATGTAAACCTAATTTTTCTGAATAAATTTCTAATAAATTCCTGATAAAGTAATGCCCCTCATCTAATTTTTCTTTAAATAATGGACTCAAATTTGTTTCTAATGTCATTAATTCATCAAACAAATTAGCTATTTTAGATACCACGTCGTATTTTCTCTGAACATCTGATTCAGCTATACTGCCTTCTTGACTAATCTTCAAGAATAATTGATTTAAAGCAATTGCCATTTCCTTTTCAGAACCAGCTGTTATTATTTTCATGTTGTCCCTTAACTAATTGAGCTTTTTTAATTTCCACAATCCATATTCATCAAAAATTGCATCCGCCTCTTTATTTCCTTCAGAACGTATACTTTCCCTTGCAAATAATAATTCAAACTCGGAATAACCTCCTTTAAATAAAGAATTTGAATTAGTAATCATGGCATATTCCAAATCCTTGTCTATATCCATTCCGTATTTTAATTTCAATTTTAATGCTCTCAAAATAATAAATGGATTGTTTTTAACCAGATTTTTTGGATTATAATATGTCTTTATAACATTGTCTCGTATAGCTTTCTTGGCAACACGCAATGGGTCAATAACTATATCTTGGATTATATTGTAAGCGAACATGTTTATTGTAAAATCTCTTCTTAAAATATCAATTACCATCTGGTTATGTAAATGCTTATTCAATAAAGACAACTGAGCAATCTCTTTTTTATTTACGTTCAAGCTTAATTCTACTTTTATCCCTTTGTAAATAAATACCAAATCACTACCAACTGAATATTGAACTCCCAAGCGAGAGGCAAGTAACTCTCCGAATTGAGCGTTAGATCGTTTGCAAGAAGTGGATATATCTAATTGTTCAACATCAGGATTGTCAACGCCGAAAACCTTCTCTCTAGCGTACATACCTACAGCAAAAACATCAGATATTCCCATTTTCATAGCCAAAGACCTAGCCATAGTAATAATTTCTTCTACTATTTTAGATCTGTAATTTGAAAATCCTAATAAATCCTCGATCAACTCGTCCAAATCTTCAGAGACTTTATCACTTTGAAATCTAGATTCAGCCTGTCTAAGAGTATCGGTAGGAATAGATGGATCTGTAATCCACACCGCATAGATAAGTTCTCCGCTATCTGTTTTACCGAATGAAAATGTTTTTACATTAACTCCATCGCATGCAACAACACTTTTCAGCATAGGATATAAATCACTCGTTATTACAAGTCTTGAAGCTTTCATGTTTTTGGTTAAAATTCGATCCTTTATGGTCTCTAGAACCCTTAATATCTGTGGAACATCTGATTCCACACCAACTTCAGCTTGAGCAAATCTCTTGGCAGGATGTGTATTAGCTAAATCTTGCGTCATGTCGTCCCATAACTGCGGCTTTAGTTTTGGGTCAATCCATTTATAATAAAATCCCTTGATATCATAAGTCGGATTATAACGTGGTTGTGCTTTTATCCAATCTTCTTCGGCTGCAAATGATTCATCTCTATCATCCCATGCCATGACTCTGTCGCCCAATCCCGGTATTGTTGAACCGTCAGAAATATCTAGATTGTTGTACCATCCAAACAAAGTCGCCTCTTTCTTAAGATTTGATGCTGTTTTTTCAAGTGGAACCATAAGAGGCTGTGGTCGTTTTTCTTCCAATAATTGCTCTAATGTTTTATATCCAGAAGACGTATCCCAATCCTTTGATAAAAGCTCTTCATAAATAAGCTCGACATTAGGAACGTAATCATTTGCAAATTGTTTTCTAAGTTGTTTTTCTATTATATCGCTGGCTTGGTTCAAACCTTTAGCTAATGGACTCATAAACTCTCGACCTAATCTGTTTTCAATTGGCTCGCTTTGATTCTGCTGAAGAAGCATACTCCATCCAGCCATAGTCCCGCCTACATATTGTTTGCCACCATGTCTTCCGCTTAAATCAGAACCATTAGGCTCATTTCTCGTATAAGATGGTAAATAATTAACATACTGTGCGTATTTATACCAATTCGTTCCTTTTGCAGTAACTCCAAGATCTACTGGTAAGTCCTCACCCGATTCTGACTGGTATTTTTGTTTTATTGTATCAATCATCTTGTTGACGAAATCTCTTTCCATACTTTGAGAGGCGGATTCGTCTCCACCACGAGAGTGTTCCCATTCATGGACAATAGTTGCTCCTAATTCCAGCATAATCAACATATCCCATAGTAAATTTGGATTGGCAATAGTTACTCCATTTGCTTGAGACTCATTGACTATACTTTGCATGTTCTGCTGAGTAGCACTTTTAACTTTATTGATATTTACACCAATAACTTCGCTTTTTCCAGCATTAATCTGATCCCATAATTGTTTGATCTCGTCTTGAACTAAAGAATCGTCTTTTTCAGAATCTTTAGGATAAGCAACTAACATGCCGCCTTCATCTTTAATTTCATAACCAGCCTGATTTAATCTGGTTTTTAGTTCATTGGTCTTTATTTCTTCCACTAAAGCAGGGATATATACTCCATATGCTCCCTGATTGGAAAAATCAAATATATAAGAAACATCCTGAGAAATTTGAGGAGCGTACTGATATACCAACTGCATAGTTTCTGGAGTTCTTGAAAACACAGAGGATAATTGAGAGTAATCAATATTGCCACCAACACTATATTGTGGCAGTGCTCCCTGATAATAAGATGAATAATCCTGATTTTGAGATATTTTCTGCATGTTCTCTTATTTCTAATAAATAATTTAAAAATCCTACAAAAAAGAGGCTATAATTTACTTTAGCCTCTTTTTTATAAATTTTTGAATTTATTAAACCCCAAAACCAAGACCTAAATCTTGCTTTCGAGACTTTACTTTTTCTTCTTCATCTTCATATTCGTTGTATTTATATTTTGACGGTTGGTTTTTGGACTGCTTTTCCTCAAAATACTCACTGGTTTTTCCAGAGTCTTCTTGAATCGCCATATCCCCAAATCCCGGAACTTCGGCTTCCAACAAATCTCTTAAAATACGCTCATCTAAACCGTCTGAACATGTCGATCCGCCCTCATGACCAATAACCTTTGTCTCATAAGTCCCATTCTTTTTGTTAACGCTCATCCTAACAATAACGTCCCCCATAATGATTCTCCTTTGTAATTCAGCAAAATTAATTCGTTGTTATATTGTTCATTATACAGAAATTTCGAATATAATAAGATGGCAATCCTACATTTAATCCGTATTCTCCACTCTGTGCAACGATTGATGTCAACATTCCAATAACCTCTCCGCTTTCTATTTTTACAATCGGTCCTCCGCTATTCCCTTGAAAGACAGGAGCGTCAATAAAGAAGTATTTAGGAGCACCTTCATGTCCATAAATCTGACGCCCAACAGCACCAATATTTCCAAAAGAAGCATTATTTTCAAATCCATGAGGACTGCCTATTGTTAAAATATCGTCTCCGACCTGCATAGACGAAACATCTAGAGAGAAAGGATCTACATCAACTTCAGCCTTTAATATAGCAATATCCAAAGCTGCATTCATTGATATAACTTGAGCAGGAACTTTATGTCCATTTTGAATTATAAATACATGAAGCCTATCTTTATAATCATCTATATCAAACTCCGAATCAAGACTTTTATCATACCTAACAATAACATGAGCACAAGTTGCAAAATAATAAGGAGCGACACAAAATGCAGCTCCAGTCTCTTTTATAGAATTATATGTATCAATTGATTCAACTTTGAAAGTCCTTTTTAGGGAAGATGATACAACTTGAACTCTATCTTGTTTTGCGGCAACTCTAGAAACCCACTTTATAGGTATCCCCTTCTGCCTCATTCGTTCCCGATATTTTTGAGCTAAATCAAACGAAGGAAATGTTTTAGAACCGCCCGGCAATTTTACTTTCCATTTTTCACTCTGATCTTCTCTCGGCGTTAATAGTTTATTGATAATTGCAAAATCTCGTTCTTCTCTCTTGTAATCTCCACCTTCTTCCATATAAGAATTAGTAACATCTTCTCCTTCACTCCAACTTCCTCCAGCGCCGGGAACTTTATAACTACGACCATCCATAACGTCTTGAATTGTATGAACGTTATTAGTTGGGATTACAGATTTATTAGTAGTGGGAGTTAGACCTGTGCCCGGAGCAATTATCTCAGGCATAAATGTTCTAGATTCCTTTTTGATTCTATTGATATTCATATTAGATATTTCGGAATATCAATTGTGAATTCCTCTAAACCTCTAGAAAATCGTCGTCTTCTGTTTTCGGATCTATTTCTGATTTGTTGCTAATATCTGGAGAAGCTTCATGGTCTATGAAATCCTCCAAATCTTCAGCATCAACCTCATCATCAACAAATTTAACAGCCCTGTCCTTAATTTGAGAAGCCTCTGGAAGAACCGAACTCTGCATTGCGATTTTTAATAGCTTTTCACCAGAAGATACAATAGCAGAAAGTCCGTTTTGCTCAGATAAATCTAAATTTTTATCACAAAATTTAACGTCATTATCGATATCACTTTCTTCTGCCTCGATTCTTTTCATAGCTTCCAATGACGCTTTAGTCGCCTCGTTATCGTCGATTTCACCAGACGCACTTCTAGACATATTGCCGCCTTTTGCCCCTGATGTTGTCATAATTACAACTCTAGATTCAATATCATCAGTTGATTTTATTTCAGGATCGGAATTAGATAACTTTACAATCTTTTTAGGTTCGACTGCATTTGCATTTTCTCTTTCAATTGTTTTTCTGTTCTTAGCTCCTTTTGGTCTTCCTCTTCCTTTTGCAGAATCTTGTTCATTTTCTGGAATAGGCTTGGAAGGAGCGTCTTCGATATCGTTATCGTCATCTATTTTAGTAGCAACTGGAGCTGAAGCAACTGGAGCTGAAACTAATTTAGACACAGATTGAAACTTTGAAATAACAGGAGTTGGAATTTCGTTAACTCCGCCTACTGTTTCAACTTCAATAGAAATAAGACCAGCATTGACTAATGAATTAACTTCCGACAACTGATCTTCATTAACCACATCTATATGTCTCGCAATGCTTTCTTTATACAGGTGTGGATTTTTACTGTCTCCACGAATAACGATTCCTAATGAATTAAACGCAATTGTGGACGCAGTCATACCTTTAATAGTTAATCTCATAGATTCCTCCTTGATTTTTAACTATTATACAGAAAAGCGATAATGTTTTAACTAAATTCTAAACAATCCAAAGACAAACCTTGACGAGAAAGTTCTTTTTTAACCTTTGCGAATAGCTTAATCTTTTCCTGAGATGTAAGTTGTAAAAAACTAACCAGCTCTTGTAATTCAGTATTGGCACGGTCAAGATTATCAATATCTAAATGATTTAGAAAATTGTTGGCGACCTTATCTACTCGACCCTGATCTAATTTTTTTTTGTGTCAGACAGAACTACAATATCAAAATCTGTAGAAGCTATTGGAGCGCCTTTTACATTTTCCCAACTTTCGGGACCACGTTTTTTCTTGGGCTGAGTTTGCTGACCAACGAAATTAATTATACCGCTGCTCATCTTATCTAGATCGATACCGTCATCTTCGATATTTAATTCTGGATATTCATCAAGAATCGCTTCTCTAACTTGAGCTAACAGTTCTTGGGAATCCATATCCTGAGTAAACGCCAAATCCTCTGGATCTACATTAACAGTTCCTAATACAATGCCTTCGACCTCTGTTTTCTGAAGATCTGATACGGTAAATGGGCTGCTCTCTGTTTGTTCAACTAAATTGTCGGTTGTAACATTGCCAGACGGATAAAATTCATCACCTATTAATCGGGCAACCAAAGTATCTCCCTTCATACGGAATACTTCAGGCGTAAAACCAGCAACATTATCAAGATAACCGTATCCTTCCGCTAAAACAGCATCATACGCCGCCTGTTGCAGTTCGTTAATTCCCAATTGACTTCCCGATGGAGATATGTCAACAGAGATATAAAGCCCCTTAGCTATAGGAGAATCAACAGGACGTATTTCATCTATAGTTATTGGTTTTTCTCCAAGTTCCTCTATAAATGAATCTTCTGGCAATTGAACATCCTTTTCAACATTTACACCCTCTTCATCATTCCATCCTTGCTCGATACGCCCCCAACGATCCCCTTCCTCGAAATCTAACTCATCAACTTGATCGAGATCTTGTGCTATTTGAGACGTTACTAATTTTTTTGCAGATGCAGCTTTTAAATCGTCCCACCATCTTTTAGATTTAGGAGTCTTAGATGCCAATTCATATTTTTCTTCTTCTTGCTTCTTTTGAGCGATTCTTTTTTCTTCAACCTTGTTAATATCGCCTTTATAAGCAGCAGTATTACGATGTTTATGAAATCCGCCCTTCGCCTCGTTTAGACTTTTTTCGATAATGGTTGCATCCCCGCCTTTTCGAGATTCTTCAAGCTGTTTCTCTATTGTAACTGTCTTTTCTGGAACACGATCTTTTTCAAGCTGTTTCTGAGTTACAACATCTGGTGCTACACTATGTTCTTTCTGAAGTCTCTTCTCGTTATGTATATCACCATCGTTAACTTTCTTTTCAGCATATCTTTTTAAATTAAATTTCATAATAATCTCCTTTCAGTTTTAAAAATCAACTTGCTATTTTTTTCTTTATAAATGCAAAAAAAACCTTTTTGATATTTTTTAATTGTTAAACCCATCCCGTCCTAACTAGAATTGGAGCTGGTAAAGCCATCCTTAATCCTTCGTTTGCCGCCCATGTAGCTCCCGCCAAACAATCGCTCAAATCGTCCAACCCAACATCGCCATTTTTATCAGGTAATATAGTATATCCTCTTTTTGTTTTCTTAAACTTAAGCTCTTTCAATTCACCAAGCAATAAATTTGTCTCTGAACAATTATCATACAGTAATATTTCCGGCTCAGGCTGATACAGCATCATATTACGTAAATTCTGATACACTTTACATTTAACTCTATCATTAAACGCTATTTGGTGACAATTAATTCCATGTCCTCTTAACTTTTGTACACTATGAACTGAATGATAATCGTCATATGTTACGGACATTGGGTGAAATCTTGCACAAATTTTTATCATTTCATTATCAATATCATCAAACAACAGTCCTAATCCGGGCATTGGCTTCCATAACCAAACACCAGCTAACGAGCATCTTATTCTTTTTTGACCCTGCGGAGTAACATATCTCTGCTTCGCAACCATAACTGCCGCATAATTATTGCTTTTCTTAGCTGGGTCAACGTGTATATAATAATTAGTGGCTGGCATTGGTCTGGTATGAGGTCCAATATCGAACTTCAAACATCTATCTACAGCCCCCTCTTCAAAATAATTACCATACGCACCGCTAGTTGACCATTGTGCTCCAAATTCTATAGTAAACATTTCTGGATTTGCATTGCGTTCCTTCATCATTTCTGGATCTGAATAAGAAACGTCCAAATTTATATCCCAAGTAGGCAATTGGAATGATATACATGAATCTGCAATTGATTTTTCACTCGACGTTGCCTCGTTAAAAGCATCATAAAAGGCTCCATTTCGACTATTTGGAGAAGATATCATCACTACCTTGCCAGCTTTATATTTATAAAACTTTGATAATGAGGGCTTTAAACGATTAACAAAATATTTCCCTGTTACCTTTCCTGTTTCATCATAGAACGCAATTTCGTCAAAAAGCAACAAAATAGCACTATATCCAGCTAATGAGTCAGGATTACTATGTCCGCACAGCAGTAAAATTGACCCCGGAATACTAAGATTTGCTCCAGACTGCTTCTTTTGTAAATCACGGTCTGTATATAACCTAACTGAATCGGCTGTTTCCTTTGCGACACGATTTTGGAAGAATGGCGAGTTTCTTATTCTTGCCTGAACTTGACCGAACAGACGCCCCGCTTGTTTTTGAGACAAAGCGACGTTGATTATTGCTATTTCGTCATCATCTGGCAAGTTGTAATATCTATGTGGATCTCCGTTGTTAATAACTAATAATTTATAAGCCTCGTAAGCAGTAATAATCGATGCCATGAAAGTATTATGTGAAATTATATCTCCACCTATAATATGATGAGGATCAACTTGTAAATCAACGGTTTTCGTTATCCCAACATGAATAACTTCATCAACAGTATCCCATTTCAAATCAGACTTAGCGCTATTTACAATAAATTCATTTCCGTAATTTTCACCAATTTCAATCAATTTGTCACGATTAGCTGAATACTCTTGTCTTAAACGTCCACTGATTGTTGTCGTTAATGCATTAATGGAAATGTTTTTATCATTTGATTCTTTTTTCAAAGCGTTCCATATTCCATGGGGGATGTTGTCAAATGGACTTTTAGGTTTTGATCTTAGTTGTGATATTTCAACCACTTGATTGACTATTTGCTCTTTGGAAAAAATATTGATTTCATCTCTGAATTTTTTTAAACAATCTTTTCTAACAATCGACAATCTCCAACTATCTTTATATCCGTCTTGATATTTTGCTTTAGAATATCGAACTGTAGCATGTATACCAAATTTTAAAAGCAAATGTCTTATATCCATAACCAATTGTTTTGATGCCAAAGTACATCCGATAAGCGTTTTTTTAATTTTGTGTTCAGAATCAAGAAAACTATCAACAGATCCCCATCCATCACATCCGAAAAAACGAGACAAAAATGCCGATACTTCCGCCTTGGAACCTTCAAGTATACATTGTGGAACCCTCTTGTCTACAGATTTTTTTCCATAAACGCCCTCTGCTTTTAACCACTCCTTGACTTCATTCTGCTGGCTTCCTTTTTGATTGAATCGTCCACTGTCTTTAACTACCACATAATCATAATTTTCACGATGATTTACTGAATATCCTATGAACTCCTCGTTTATTAATCTTTTAAAATCTTGCAACATGACATCTGAACCAGTTGAATAACCAATATGATGCGTAATACCTCCATCTCCTTGAAAATGTCCTAGTAAAGCCGCTCTATTAGATCCTACCCTACCACGACCAAATAATTCTGTTTTATCTGCAACTGCAATTTTGTCGCCAATTTTTATATCCTTTAATTTTAAGAATTTTGGTTCGTTAAAATCGTCTCTCCATACCAAATAAGGATGATTCCACGATGATGTCTCTTCGATTCCCCTTGACGTTCTTAATGTATAGCATTCAACCGCTCCATTATCTTTAGCCTTAACGTCATATGTAACCGATCTTTTCCAAATAGTTGTGTCATACGTACAAATCCCTATTTTCTCTCCAGCACTAAGCCTGTCGCATAAAGATCGAAAAGTTAAAGAACCTTCCGTTGTTGCTATTAAATCATCCTCGCTTCTGCATTTCGATCCACGTCTTCCGAGTACCAAAACTAATTGCGTAAATGGATTATATTTTGCAGCTTTCTCTTTTTCGTGCAATTTAGTAATAACATCTCTTAGATTTCGTTCATAGGTAATTCCATCTAATTCTATATTGTCTTGTCTCTCATATAGCCATTCCCATTCGGATTGCGATAATTTTAGATCTTCGTTACCGATAGTACCTTTATAAAAAGCCTTTAATATAACTGATTGACCGGGATAAATCTTAAATTCAATTTCCTCCATATTGAATTCATCAGTCTCTTCTTCTTTCTTAGCATTCTCTTTTGCGTTTCTGTCCTCGTCATATGGAATACCTAAAAACTTAGGGTCGCTACAAAACGTCATTATGTCAACTATATTGTAGCGATCATCGTTCTCAACAAGTTCAGGATTATCACATTCTATCTTCCTAAGAGCTTCAAATAACGGGTTTCTTTTTGTTTCTTCTGTTTTTATCTTAGGCATTTTGTTCCTCCAAGATATAAATACCGTTTGATTCATCAGTCATAATACCTTTTAATTTTTCACTTTCATATATCGAACCATTACTCAATTTATTATCACGAATAGAAAATGTATAAATTCCATTGCTACACATAATATATAATATGTCTTTTTTGAACATCAGTTTTTTCGGCTCTATTAATATTTTTTCGGATGGATGACCTGCAATTATAGATATACTGTTTTTATCAACCTTTCTAACTAATCCGCAAAATGAATCTGACATAAACACACTACCATTATATGTAACCATTCCCGATGGAATTCCAATAGATGTGTTTTTTAATGTATCTCCAATAGAAAATCTACACTTTCCATCTCCAGTTATATGATAAAAAGCAGAGCTATGATAGAAAAACAACTTATGTAAATCAGGATAGGCAATAAAAAAATTCTCATTACCAGCTGGCGACAACAAAGCTTTTGAATCAAAAGGAACGTTTTTAAGCATTTGGGATACAGAAGATTTAATAACACCTCTGAAACTATTACTGGTTTTATTATTTTTTATTTTAATTGTTCGAACATCTCTTCCGCCATCTTCACATATAAATATGGTTTTTGTACCGTGATTATAACCTATTCCAGATAAACTGCCAAAAGTAGGGTTGTCTCCATTACGGATTTTCCCATCAGATCCCTTCCAAAAAGGATTGTTGACGCCTTTTTCGGTTAACAAACCCAATTTATTACCATGAGTATACACTATACCTAGATCGTTTACCCAACACGCATCTTGTATTTCGGTATCGGTTTCAATTGTTTTTATTAAATCTATTTTTTTAGTACCGACTGTTTTTTTAGAAATATTATATTTCATCCACGATTTCCACTTGATCTTGAGCTAATCTAACTATTTTTCTTCCAAAATTTACATCTATCTCAAATCCTATTCCCGAATTAATAGGGATAACCTGAACAACCTCTCCGATATTACCATATAAGTTAAGTTTAGCATCGATACACTTAACTCTTGTTGGCTGATTCTTTATGAAATCTTCTTCTGTATATTGTTTTTTAGCTACAAATGCGGTTTTAACACAATCGGTTCTTTTCGAAAACGACCACATCGGCTTATCGTTCTTAAATGAAACGCTCAATGGAACTTCCTTGGTATCAAAAGGACTCCACCCAGTTACATTAAAATCACCATTATTGTTTGGCATATCTGGCAACGCATTTTTTGATGGTATTATTAAAGCGTCCATGTCATCCAAAAAGAAATGCCCGACTGCTTCAACTATCGGTTTCCAATATCTTTGATAAAACTTAGGACTATTAGAAGTCATAATTTCAGAAACGCTAGAACAAGGCACTATATTATCGACATGAAGTTTATCATTTATATGAATTTTAAACAAATCCGATTTACTATCTAACCCAACTATTTCGATATTGCCATCATCAACAGCGGATTTACATATTGCATCAGGATGATGTTTTGATATAGCGGAACAAATTTTATTACCATAATGTTCCATCAATTCTATCATCTCTTCATCTGACAAAATGTCTTTTTTACGAGAAGCCATTGTTAAATTACCTCCCATAGCTCCACCTAAACCGTCTCCTTGACTTGGAGCAGCTGGAGCCTGTGGAGCAACTTGAGGTGGAGCAGCGTCATTAACTGCTTCCTTTTCAGCCTTGTCTTTTGCTAAATAATCGCTGAAATATTTTCTAGTTATTTTACGATATTGATTAATTAATCTATTAACTTCAGAAATCACATTATCACTGTCAACCGAATCTTGAATTCTCAATAAATCCTCAACTTGGGATTTTATCAGCATATATGTCATCTTTTTTTCTTCATCGGTATTATCTTCGATTCCCATAACCCTGTTTGACATATCTTGCATAACCTTCTTATAATGATCCAACAACAAGTCCTCAGGCTCTGGATCAACAGAAATAGATTTAAAATTATCTTCTACTGCATATTTGCTTAGGTACAAAGACGCAATTGTTATTGGGCTTTTTCTGAAAATATCTTTGGCATCTCTCATTGCTTCCCACGCATAATCGTAAACAGGCTTAATGGATGGAATCAATCTATAATGATGCATTGAAGAGAACCCATCAACCGCAAAAGCATATTTACCAGATGTCTTATATATTTTTAATTTCATAAAAAACTATTCCTAATAGAAGTAAAATTACCCTTTTTCAATAACATATTATACAAAAAAATCCACTTATATTTTATTATAAGTGGACTTTATGAATCAACATTACGTTATGAGCATTTATTATACATACAACTGCTGCATTTTATACACCCTTCGTAACGAATCAACTCCGAACTGCATTCTGGACATTTTTCTCCAGATACATGAGTTCCATCTGGTATATATTTCTTTAATGTTCTTGCCAACGCCTTTGCAAACGAAATTAATTCCCCCTGTGTCTTTTCAAGTTGATGGACAATAAAAGAGATATCCGCTCCATGACGCAAAGCTGTGCTAATCATCCTAGTTAAAGCGTCTGCATTATCATCAGAATGTCCATTTGTCAATATACAACTGAAATTATCACTACTTAATTCGTAAGCGGAACGTTTCTTTTTAGTAACAATACCTTTGTCTAATTTTTTTGGTATAAACAAATCATGCATGTTATATTCGCCTCTTACTTTACAATTCTCTCCTGTAAATATCTCGTAGGGATCGTTACCAATCATTCCTACAACAACATAATATGGTATTCCCTTTACAACTGCATGGTGAATATTTGCATCTAAAACCAAAGGTCTTTTCACAGCTTGCGTTTTTACTATCTTGTTATCTGAACTTGACTGTTTAGATTCCTTTTTATCGTCAACTGTATTTAATACTGTCGCCATTGTACCGGCACGATATGTTGTCAAACCTTTTGCAATCTTTGAAGAATACATATCAATATAAATATCTTTGAATGCTTCGTATGAATACTCGTTTGGAATATTAATGGTTTTTGAAATACTTGAGTCGATCCATTTGTACCAGCCTTTCATATCTGCTATATGATCTTGCGAACTTAAACTTAATGTTGTACAAGCCCAATCAGCTTTGCTATCCCACTCTCCCAATTCTTTTAATATTTTAACTGAATAATCTTCGCATAAAATTTCTTTTGTCAAACCCCTGTTTGCATCGATTTTATAAACAATACCATTCTCGTCAATACCTTTCAATATCTTTTCGTCGCCTTCTTTGGTAAATTTAAACATGGAAGTCTCTTCTAATTCTCCTTGCCAAAATTTTGGAGTAACGCTTAAAATATTATCTGGAGTAATTGGAACGATGCATGTCCTTACATATTCACTCATAAATAGTGGCTCACATCCGCCTGAAACTATGTTGGATAAAATACTTGTATTGCCTGTTGGTTGAATTGAAAACAATGCACTGTTTCTAATACCATGCGATTTCATTTTCGCTCTAGTTTCCTCTGGCAAACCAATCATGTCCCAAAACATAGCTTTAGAATGTTTTTCTGGATCGCACCCGTCAAACATTCCTTTTTCAATCGCCAATTCAACTGATTGATCGGCTACGCTATGGGTTATTTTCTGCATTAATTTGACCTTAAAATCTTCTGCTTCTTTTGATGCAAAACGAATTTTCATAAGATAGAGCAACGACCCCCACCCCATAACTCCCATACCAATTCTTCTTCTCTTTCTAAGATTTTCGGTGTACTCAGGCAACGGAGCATTAGAATAATCATTGACATTATCTGAAAACCTAGTAGCTATGCGGACATACTTCTCTAATTTTTCAAAGTTAAAAGTTCTTGATGTCATATCGAAATATTCAACCAAATTTATTGAAAGTAAATTACAGCAGCCGCCGAATGGTAAACTTTGTTCTCCACATGGATTAGTTGTTGCGATCCAAGCTTTTGAGCCTCCGTAATTCCAGCAATGAGTTCTGTTGGCATTATCTAGGAATAAAACGCCGGGTTCATTACGATTATATGTGGATGACATTATTGTTTCCCACAATTTATAAGCCGATACTGTGCGATATACGTTAACGGGATAACCTTTTTCTTTCCATAATTTAATATTGCCGTCCCATTCCTTTTTATATTTATCGAATGTTGTTTCAGGAAATATCAAATCCCATTTATCATCTTGGTACGACTCCAGATCTTCTATTTTCAATTCTCCGCTGTTAATTTTATTACGTATATCAGTAATTTTTGTCATAAAATCATCACTGCAATTTACAGACATATTGAATTTTGTTAATCTTTCTGGAGTTTGCTTTGCGGTTATAAATTCCTCGATATCTGGATGCCAAATATCTAGAATACCCATCATGGCACCTTTTCGTATTTTCCCTTTGGCTTTTTTGTTTTTTGATTTTAAACCTGAGCCAGCCGTTACTATTTCAGAACTTTTGTCAAAAATCTCCATATACTTGACAGAGCCGGGGGTTTCAACACCAATGCCATAAATAAAAGCCCCTCTAGGACGTATAAACGAAAAGTTCATTCCCCATCCGCCTTCTGATTTAAGTGTTTGGGCTTGATCTTTTAAAACCTTAAGTATACCATCCAAAGAATCTATATCCTGTTCACCTCTTGGTCCGACAAAACAATTTATTAATGTTGTTCCTTTGAATTCAGTGCCAGCGTTAGAATAAATCCTACCTCCTGCTGTAATTTTAAAATCAGACAACATATCATAAAACTTTTCTTCCCATTCCGCTTTTAAAATTTGGGTTTTTTCAACCGATGCAATAGCTTTAGCAACCCTTCTGAATGTATCATCTACTGTATTATCTTCGTTGTATTTATACGTTGTTTTCCACACTTCCTCAGAGAATTCATTAGTAAATTTGGTTGACATAAAACACTACCTCCATTCAATTTTGTTTTGTTTTTTTTAAATATTAATTGTTATTTTGCAAGACAACATACCTTTTACATATTGATCGGAAACTTCCTGCAAAAATTTTAAAAGATCATCCTTGAAAACCTGTAAGTCCTTGATATCGTTACTACATGCATGGAGAAGTTTTTTCCCATATTGCCGTAACATATCGTAATCTCCACCATCTAATCCATCCAGTTTGTATAATGCGTCTTCAATTTCATCAATAACCCGATATCGCCATGGTTGTTCTCTTAATATTGCGTCAGCGTGAATGACTCTCAAATCATATATTTGAGACCTTCTTTTTATACTTCGAGTCATACGATAGCTGTGTGTGGTTGAAAATATTTGACTATCTGGATAACACTTTTGCATAGCTTCAATTAATGCAATATGCTTACCCAACGCTACATGCATAGCAATATCGTCAATCAATATCACCCTAGGGGACATTTCCAAATTCAATAACGTCGAAAATGATTTTATAACTTTCTTCTCGCCATTGCTACAAGCTCTATGATGAATTGTTTCAAAAGGCTTTTTAACTGTAAAGCCTAAAACATATTTTTTCATCATAGAAGCTTCAACTGGATCGGAACTTGAAGAGAAGATGTCACTTATTTCATTAATTTCGTAATTTGTTACAGATTCAAAAAGACTCTTGAAATCACTCCATTTGTCACGAACAAGCTGAAACTGATCTAACTCCTTGTCAAACCTTGCATAATAACACAAGCGATATAAAATGTTCTTTATTTCGACTGGATGATCTTGAATAAAACCTTTCTTATTCATACTGACGGTGTAATCGCCAATTGAAGATGATATATCTGCTTCTAACAAAAAGTCGTCTTTAGAATCTATATTGATTTTGCCATACTCGTTTGCCCGAATGCATTTTAAAAATTTAGCAACCATTCTTTCTTCCGTATATCCGTCATAACGTTGAAACAACATTTGTATAGCATTAAGTGCCGTCGATTTACCTGTTCCGTTTTCGCCTATAAAGCAAATAAATGGCTTAATATCATTTTTATCTGAGAAATCAAAAGTATGATCATCGTAAGCTTTGAAATTTTGCATACGAATTTTTTTAACTTTTATTTCTGGCAATTCAGAAACTATAAAGTTAGGCTGACTAATCACGTTTTCGACCATATATTCCTCCGATGAACTTCTTTACAGCATTTATATCAAAACGTGATTTGGTTTTTTCATATTGAGTTTTAGGATCTTCCAACGGCTTGTTTTCAATATTTATCTTTGCTCCGCTTGGAATATAAACAACGGTTTTGTTACTCATCCTAAAGACTCTCTTAAATTTTCCATTAACAATTCTTTCAAAAACGATACATGAAATTCAAAAAACAATCTACCTTTGGTTGTACTTACTCCAAATCTTTTATGGCTACCGTGTTCTTCAACTATCGAATTGTAATCATTTATACTATACTCTTGCAATTTTTCAACAAATAACGGCAAATTTTCTCTTACGATAAGTTCTCCTATGAAATCAACAATGAAATAAGAAAAGAATTCATTTGAGAAAACAGAATAATCTTTATATTTCAAACCAATATCTGTCATGGAAATAGAAAACTTGATATCGCCTTCTTTATCCCAATCTCCTAAAATGATATCATTAGGGGGATTATTGATTATTGATTTCAATATTTTTCTATAATTCGAATCTTTATTTGCAATGAACTGTTGCAATTTTTTAACTTCTCCAAACGAATCCATAAAACCTCCTATCCGTTAATTTGGGTTATTATACAAATAGGTCTGGTTTAATAACGAGAAAACGCTTTAAAAACGCCATTTTATTTTAACACCAAAGACTATACTTTCTTTCACTTTGTCTTTCCATTCTTCAATTTTGTCTTTGTTTTCTTCGTGACTATCATCTGTCGAATCAGGTTGACTTATCCAATCAAAATGTGGTCGGACGTGATTCTTTATCCAATTGACTATTTTTTTATTTAAAGGATGTTTATTCATGATAATAGAATTATTCTTCAAAATGGAGTAAAAGTCCTATGTATTATAATTGGTATAAAGTAGCGAAGATGCAGCAAGAAGCTGGAATAAAAGATTATATTCCGGCTTCATTAATGTCTGCTATCGTTTCAGTAATGAGTGGTTCCGCTATTTGGAATGCTGCTGAAAGATTTAAAGTTGACCCATCAGATATTGAAAACGCTTTGAATAACCCTCAGCTTATACAATATGTACAAAATGATAAACCGAAATTAAATATGCAAAATTATCAATCAAACTTACAACCAAAACCAAACTTACAGCCAAAACCAACGCTACAACCTAAACAAAACCTTACTAAAAACAAAACAACCCCTTTAGTTACTCAAGCTACTTTGACTACTGAATTGCTAAATAGCTTGAAAAAATTAGAAGGAACCCTTGAATATCAAAAATCTATTGGCAATTTCAGAGGTGGCAAATTTTATCCTTACAAAGATAAGAATGGGTTTTCAACAATTGGATACGGACATAAAATAATCAATGGGGAAAACTTTGCAAAAGGTATAACTCCAGAAAAAGCAGATCAGTTATTGAAACAAGACGCTCAAAAATCAATAGATCAAACAAATCGTTTAATTTCAACAATACCTGTAACTCCAGATGCTGCTCAAATTTTAGCTAATATGGTTTTTCAAATGGGTGAAATTGGTGTAACAAATTTTAGCGGTATGTTGAAATCTCTAAAAAACCAAGATTATCAAACTGCTGCTATAGAAATGTTAGATAGTAAATGGGCAAAACAAGATTCTCCAACTAGAGCAAAAGAGTTAGCAAGTCTTATGTCCAAACAAAAATAAAAATCATAAAAATCACCGTAATGCCTATTCTATTATAAATATTTAGTGGACCACTATAGAGAACTTAATTAATAGGCTCAACTCAAACAAAACGTTAAGTTTCTAATCAACAAGCATTTACAAAGATAATACACAGATTCATTTGAGTAATTTTTACTGATGCTTTTGACGTGATTTTATAGTTTTCACATCAAATCAACGTTGTAAAAAGTAAAAATTACTAAAATCATTTTTAAACAAAAATACATTTCAAAAAATTTTATTATTATTTTTGAAATGTATTTGTATAATGACAATGTTAAAACAAATCGGTTTTAATCCCTTCCATGTAGGGAATACATGAGTGCGAGTAAAAAGGAGTATAGTATGACGACAAACACATCAAACCTACCCATATCTTGGGAAGACAGAATTAATCAGTTCTCGAAAATTATCGGACTGACAGAAGCTCAAGTAGAGAGTGCATTAGCAGAGAAACCTCTTGAATTAACTAAAGAAACCCCATACGTATTGGAAATGCTTTCAGATGATAGTATTGTTCCATTTGGCGATTTGAGAAAAATATTTTCAGATGATCGAAACGTTTCTTTACCAAAATTAAGATTGGGAGTTAAATATTTAAGAGGACCGAAAGAAGTTCGTGATATCGGGACAGAAGAAGTTGATCCAGATTTAGTAGAGCTTCAAACCAAATATGGAATTAAAACAAGATTTGAAGATCTTGGGGCAGAGGATCTGATTCCATGTTACAACCCTTCTAAACAAAATCGAATCACAAAAGCATTGCAAGCTATATTTGGTGACAAACCAGTTATCGCATTCAAGCCTGATTCTAAACAAATTGCAATAGAAGAAACCATTAATTATATTATCGATATTAATGACGGATTACCCGAAGAAGATGCTATAGAAGTTAATGGAGAATTAGTTCAATTATATCCAATCGGTAAACTTCCGAATCAAACGATAGACGAAGATCCGCTTTTTGAAGGACAACCATTAAAAAGAAATCGTTCCATTGTAAACAGATTCAATTGGGATGGCATATCTAAAGAAATTAGACAAATGGCACGTATTCTTGTTAATCGCAATGATATTGACGCTAATGATAGAATGAAAATACGTTCATTGTTTGATTCGTCAACAACGATGGGAACAATTAAGAAAATATTTCCAGAGGCATATATGCAGTTCAAGCAACTTAGCAGAACTGATGAACTACCAAAGCTGATTCTAACAATGGATCAAGCTATTAGTAAAAACAACAACCCTTTTGGTATTAATAGAAAATACTAATTTAAAAAGACAACGTACTCTTGGCGATTGCATCAATAAGAGGATTTAATAAGGTATATGCTTATGAAAAATAATTACAATTTCAATACATCATGGGATTCCGATTATTGGATGGAGTCAAATGGACTTTTTTGTGGATTCAATATGGTAGACGCTTTAAAATCTAAACAAAATAACGGAGAAGAGATATTACAAGGTTTGCCGCCTTACAACTGGAGATCATCATTTTTAGTTGATGAATATCCTGCTTGTCCTTCAAGTTGGATGAGAAGTTCAGCTAAACTTTCAAGTTATTTTGTTCCAGTCAAAGAAGGTCATGGGATATGGTTGGACTTTAATAAAAATAGCAATAATAAATATGACGTTGCGATTGTCGTATCGGTTCAAGGAATAAATGCTATTACTGGACTTCCATGTAACGATCCTCAGCTAGAGCAATATATAGATGAGTGTCCTATTCATAAAACTCCATTCGGTAGAAATCGTTTATGCGAGAAATGCGGCTTTAAATGGCCTAAACAAAATTATATTTCAACTACATCAACGTCATTTGATCGTTTATGGATAGATGGCTTTAGAGCTGCTAACGGCGTAGTTCAACAATATATTTTGACAGAAAAAACAATGAAAGGTGTTGCTGCAAACATTATAGGTTCGGATAGGGTATACGCAATCGGTGTTAGCTTTTTCTTATCTAAAAATACGAAACAATATCAATTCAGTTCTACTTTTGCGAGAATAGCGGATTCAACAGATTGGACTGTTATAGGTCCTAGAGGAACCATTGAACCTGTAACTTATACCACTCATCACGCCTTTGATATACAAAACATGGATATTTTAGATACTAATCTAGTTGACAATATAAATCTAGTTGACAATATAAATATTTCTACGCCGACAACAACTCAATATTCAACAATGGATACAAGCACTTATATTAACAACTATATTGACGCTGGAATTAAAAGCAGTAATAGTTCGTGTATTAAGAATAAGAATAGTTTTTCAAATAACGTAACAAAAGCGGTTGCCAAAAAAATAGAAATCGGTGCTGGAGCAAGTATAGATCAGACGTTGGGAGATGATCCAGAATCTCTCGATTTTTGGAGAGATACGCCTGAAGCATTACTGTGCATTAATTATTGTTTAGAAGAAGATTGTCAAAATATCTTAAACAAGGGTAAAGTTTCAAAACAAGGTCACGATAAGGGGTTTTTAAAAGATATACCTCACGGAAATTAAAACAAGGAGAAAAATGAGCAAAAAAAACTACACGCATATTATATCATTAATAGATTGTTCTGGTTCAATGTCATCAATTAAGACAGATATGGAAGGTGGATTCGATGTCTTTATAAAAAAACAGCAAGAAGTTGAAGGGGAAGCAACGTCTACGCTAATTCAATTCGACGACGCATATGAAGTCTTACACGAAAACATTGCTATTAAACAAGTCCCTAAATTTAATCTAGTGCCAAGAGGAATGACAGCCCTATTGGATGCTATTGGAAAAACGCTGGAAAATGAACGAAAAAGAATTAAAGCTATGGATGAATCTGAGCAACCCGAAAAAGTTGTTTGTATTATAATTACAGATGGACACGAGAATGCTTCAAGAACGTATAATCGTGAACGTATATTTACTATGATTTCCGATTTAGAAGGACAAGAAGATCCTCAATGGGATTTTATATTCTTGGGAGCCAATCAAGACGCAATAAAGGAAAGTGCTAATTTAGGTATACGTGCTGGATCGACAATGACTTATGATACCAGCAGTATAGGAACACAATCTCTGTTTCACTCTCTAAGCGAGAATATGACGACCTATCGTTGCTGTTCGACAAAAAGCAAATATTCATTTTCTGAAGAGGATAAGGCTATACAAGAAGATTTACTCAGTAAAAAATAATAAAAGTACTAATATATGCTTATGAGGCGATAGTACATATTTGTAATGATATCGCCATCCCATATATTTGTTCCATTTACTGGTTGTATTTTTTGTGCCAAAGTCCATATACCGCTTGTAAGATTAGTGGTATATTGAATTTGAATATTCGTAATAGATTGATGTGTATATTGGTGTTTCCATAATATTTTGCATGAATTGTTTGTCCTCTGCATTGAAGTTATTTTTAAAAATGACTCGTTGTTTTGCGGATTAGTGGCACTCCAAAACTCCTGTATATTGGAAAAGCCATCATAATCCCAATCATTTGTTACGATTAATTCAAAATTGCTATTAGTCCAGTTTGCTAACCATTCATAAGGAACGTTCCCTATAGTAGTGGTAATTGCACTAAAAGCGGCAGTTATAGAAATTGAATTTGTAACGCTCAATGTTATTTGGTTATTTAATATTGAAGCGTTATTCGTGTTTCCGTGCCATTGTGTGAACTTGCTATATTGTATTGGAGTAGCGATTATAGTTATATTTGTTCCAGCGGCATACCATCCACTATTGACATTTAATGTTCCTCTTTGGGCATTTGAGCGTGTCGGGAAGATAATTAATATTAATATCGCCGCAACATAATGAATTATTTTCATTATTTATTTTTCTTTTACTAATCGCACAATCCTTTCTTTAATTGCTTTTTAGTCAACAACTAAAGAATATTTTATGTTACATAAATATAATAAATATTGATTGATTTACAATATATTATGTTAAATACAAAAGGAATAAAAAGAAAAAACATAGAGTATTATTATGTCCACAATGTATTAAAAATAAAACAGTAAAGGAGATATAAACGTGAAAAGTAAAAAAGTAATTAAAATCGAATGTATTATAAAAGTTTTAGCATCTTTGGTTATGATTTGCATTTTATCATGCAGTGGCTGTAAAACATTAGAGTATCTTGTGGATTTATTGCCTGAAAAAGAAGATGTTCAGCCACCACCGCCACCGCCTCAACCGCCTGTTATCGATGAAGCTGAAAAATACAAAGATGGACCAAGCACAATATCTCATGGCAAATCTGGATTCTTGTGGAAACCAATTTCTGACAACACAGGTTTTCCAGTATTATTGCTTCCTCCAAGATTCACAAACAAAACACAGGCAGTTACTTGTAATGATATATTGATTTATTGCAGTGCTGTAGCGAACGGTTACAGAGGGCATTATAGATTAAATCAGCATTATACAGGAGCGTTAACTATTAAAGCAGTTGCAACAGACGGAATCGGTGGAGCATCATATCTATGGACATGGATTATACCGGACGCAAGCCAGAGATATGATAGTAATGTAACGCCAACAATTGAAAAACTATGAAAGAATACGTTTTAAATAAAATCTGTATTTATAACATCATTTGAATTTGGTAGTAATTTAACAGGGTTGCCTAATATTACATCATAATGGGTCATGTGTTCTTTATCATTTTGTACTATTATGTTTCTACCTGTCACTTCCCTACCAAGTTTCCAATATTCAAAACAATTATCAAATCTTTCATCATGCCCATCTATATGTTTGTTCTTCCAAAGAATGTGATGCCCCATCTCGTGATTCATAACTTGGTGTTGAGTTTGCCCTTGTGGACCTATCGCCGTAAATACTTTGCCATCAAGATTATATAGTCCTCTTACCCACATATTGTTTAACTCAGGAGCTTTCCATGCATATATGCCGTTGCCAAAATCAGCTTGGGCGGGTATATCATAAGCTTTAACTATATAATCATCTAATTTCCAACCTGTTGCACTTTTAATTGATTTTTTAGCTTCGTCATAAGCTTTTATCCATTTTTTTTCTGTTTTTGAAGGTGCTTTAACTACAGATTCACCTCCATCTGCAAACATATTGATGAATAATTGTCCTAATCCTGCTGGTAATGTATAAAGAAAATTCATGATTGTTCCTCTTTGTTAAATATTGACGATATGTTTTGCCATAATTTACCAAAAAGTCTAACTCCTTTGTAATATAATCCAGACAAACAGAAATTAAATTGAATCAATATATGGTAAAATATTAAGTCTGCAAATTTTCTGACAATTTTTGAATTAAGATTGGTGATCTTGCTTATTTCATATAAAAATTGATACAGGAAATCATGAACAATGGTAGCAACTGTAGTATCTCTCATATGTTCACTTTGCTCTTGAAGAATCGGCATATTGGCTATTGGGTAATCCTTTTGCTCTATTTCTTTACCCTGCCATACATGTCCACTAGCACCATTCCATGCATAATTTTTATATATAATTATTTTATCTGAATATATTTCTCCCCATTCTGTTTTTATACATACATTATCCGTATTTATAAATAATGGTGAAAAATCATAAAAATATGTGTAATTTTCTTTAAGGTAATATCTATATTTTGATTTTTTGGCAGTCATGCGTATTAATTCTGATATATTTGTTAAAAACCTTTTGGTAAAATAATAAAAAGAAAAAGGATCAACAACTTTTATAATGGAATGATAATAAAAACAATTATCTTGAAAATAAAGGAGAAAAAAATGATATATTGTAAATATGCGGTGATGTTTCTGATGTGGCTATTTGTCTCTAACATTGCTTTTGCAGCTACTTATATAAATGGAAAAGAAGTTATAGAGGCATATAGTGTAACAACAGAAACAGTTGTAACAGATACAATTACTGTTGATGGACAAATAATTGATGCTGGTACAGTTAGTAGTTGGAATGCATGTATTACTAATCTGTCTGAATTAGAAATAAGTCTGGCTGATACAACATTAGGTAGCGAAGGAATTAGATTAATTGGAGCTTTTTGTGGTTATACGCTTGAAGAATTCTTTGAAGATACCTATTTGTCTGGACCAAGCAGAGATAAACCAACATGGACTTATTCAATGTATCCTGTTGCTAATTTAAACATATCATACACGGATGGAGATGTATATTCGCCTTCACATGGATATTTTAAACTTATAGATGGAACGAAAACATTAACTGATAATGCAAACAACTTCGCTTACTGGAGCACAAATACACCTACTATAATTCAATGGGCTGCCTCTCGTCCCACAGGCGATTCTATTATATTGGCTCGTTTTACTACTGCAATGGGATCAATCATATCCGTTGATGAAACTCGTGCAATTGGTGAAGCCACATTAGATATGTTGGTTGCAAATGCCGATATAATTCCTAGTTTAGTTATTACTCCATCAGGAATCTTAGCCTATTCAACTGGAACAGCTCTTTCAAATGTGGCTATGACGGCAGGCTTTGAGTATCAAGATATGATTAATAAAATGGAACATTATAATCAAAATCTATCTGATACGAACATTACAACACGATTATTAGCATATAGCAAGACAAACGGTAATTATATAGTAACATATACCAATATAGTCCCTGTTGGATATTGGGGTGATGGAACAAATGTAGTAGCTTGTGACACTAATTTATGGTATAGAGGTTTATTTTTATCAAAAGCTACGAATAGAGAAATGCATTGGGTTTACCCGCAAGCTTCATATACTAGTGAGGTAGATGCAATTAATGGAACTGATCCCGTTAAGCCTACTGGTTTTGAGCCATATGTAATTTCTTCTACAGCATATATTTTCAAGGGCAACGAAACAGAACTAAGCCTAGATACAGCCAGATGGATTGACCGTAGAACTATGATACGTTCAGGCTCAAGCACAGGCGGTGGTGGCGGTGGCGGACCAACTTCAATTCCTGCACTTAGTCAGGTTATGGCGGCAGGTAGTTCTTTAGGTGGAATATTGCCTCATGACGCTCCACTCCCTACTGATCCTGATGAATTAGCAAGTAAAGAATATGTAGATTCTACGGTTAATAATATAAATTCGGGCAAAGCATATGTTGATACTAACGGAGACGACTTAACGGCACAGGTTGGGAGTTCGATTAATCCTTTCAAAACAATTCAAGCTGCTATTGATGCATGTGCTGCTGTGGCTACAGATAATAATCGATATGTTGTGAGCGTCAGTCCCGGTCATTATAATGAAAATTTAACTATGAAGAATTATATTAGTCTTCAAGGCATTGATATTGAAGCAACGATAATTCATGGTTATATAACGTTTCCGTCTAGTTATACAGATATTACTGGTACTGGAATTCAATTATTTACGGTTGTTACTGAAAATTCACCAGTTATTACATTTAACTTAGGTGCTGACGACGCATATGCCGGAATAAGATCATGTTATCTTATATCAAATTATGACGATAATAGTATAACAAATAAAAGTCTCATAGTTGCTAATAGAGGACTGGTTGAAATATATGGGACTACTTATAATGAATTGAATGTAAATGGGACAAACACAGAAACATTTATTGGTAATGAACAAATATATGAACACTTTGCCAATCCCTCCAATGATGGATTATCTCAACTTATTGCATATTCTGCCTCTAGTATTATTACATCTAAAAACACCAGAGATAATGTTTCAATATTCTATAATCACAATAATTTAGATACTAGATGTTTCAATATTGTACAAGCTGGCGTTGATAGAATATTTCTCGACAATACTGACGAACATAGTAACACTGTAAGTCTCGTAAGAGCTATTAATTCTAAAGGGGTTACTTTATGTCAAGGTAAAATGACGAAATTAGAATTACCTAGTACTAATAGCGTAAAGATTGTTTTGGGATATATCGCCAATAGTGTTGATAAAGGTTTAATTACACTAAAAGACAATAATATAAGAGTTATCTGTGACGAAGTACTTGAAAATGTATTTTTTGGTTCAGCTACGTCAACTAATGACAATATAAAGATAATCAACACGACAATAATAACAGGTATAGACCCAATTGAAATTAATTATCCTGAAAGATATATCGATGATGGTTCAGATGGCAATTATGATATCAATACTACTTGTGAGAATGGAGACACTATTCTCGGTGGACCTATAGATATGTCAGACGCAAATAGAACATCTGTTCTTACGCCATCCACAGGACATTTAAAAGTATTCCAGTCCCCTTATGCGGGTCTTGAAAACCTAATGCTGAAAGATTCTTCTGGTAATGTAATTAGATTGGCAAGAGATAATTTTTATAACGGTTACAACGGTGACGTATCGGCTCTTGCAGTCGGTGAAGCTGTTTATTTCGCACCGGGTATTTCTCCTGATAATACCCCAATAGTAAAACGATGTATTGCCAGTGATATCTCTACGATGCCGTGTATTGGTCTTGTTTCACAAATAGGAGGTATTGCTACCGGATCTATTGGTAGAATAATGTTAATTGGACGATTAGAAAACCCATGTAACACAGCTTCATTCTCTCCCGGCGATAAATTATATGTTAGTGCAACTATCGCTGGTGGGATTACAAACGTTGCGCCGACAGGTACTAATATTGTACAAGTCATCGGGAATTGTCATATATCTTCAACGAATGGATATATCAATGTTCGTCCGTGGAGACCTGATACTCTTGGTGGGTTAACTGCTGAATCATATGCTCTTGCTACAAATATTAATGTTTCGTTTAAAACAACTTATGAATTAGTAAGTTCTCCTACTGTAACTGTAACAAGAGCGATGGGAAATGAGTTAAGTCTTTTTATGACAAATAATGTAGAACTAACATATAGTCAGGCTGATTTTCCGACTAATGGAGTTTCTAGGTTTGGAGTGTCATTATATAAAGGAGCGTTTACTTTAACAATAAATACTAATTTAATTGATTCTGTTTCATTTGGAGCCTTGACGCTTAGCACAACAAATTGGAATTACATTGTTATTAATAAAGGATTTGGGCAAACCAAGGCGGAGGTAAGATAGTGCGAAAATATTTAATATTTATTTTAGCTATAATTTTTTGTTCCAGTATTGCAAAATCTGATTCTTTAATGGCTTTATGGTATGAAAGAGCATTGATTGTAAACGATGGAACTTGGATAGGAACATCAGGGAATTGGAGCGATACAACAAAATGGACAAATGGAGTAGTTGCAAGTGGAGTTGATAAAATTGCCACTCTTGGTAATTATATAACAAGTTCCTGTACGGTAACATTGGATGTTTCTCGTACTGTAGGTAATATTTATGCATTAGATACAACTCATAATTACACTATCGGAGACTCAAACACGATTACAACTATTACTATGGATCGCACTAGTGGTACTCCTGTTATCTCTGTTGTGGCTAATAGAACTCTTACTATCAATTCTATAGTTGCTGGAAATGATGGATTTAGTAAGCAAGGCGTTGGAATTTTAGCTTTGACAGCAACCAACACATACAGCGGTGATACTACATTGCTTGCGGGGATGCTGAATACTTATCAAGGATTCCACTTCGGATCAAGTACAAATCTATTGGTGACAGGCACAGCTATATGGAGGGCTGGAGAGGGAGTGTCGGCAACATATAATATTGGTATTAATATAGCGGAAACGGCTAATCTTCAACTTCAAAGTGGAAACGCTGTCAAAATAATAACAGGAGTTCTTTCGGGGTCTGGCTCAATGACTAACGTCACTACTACCGGATTCACATTTTCCAACACGAACAATACGTTTACAGGTATACTATATAACGGGTATCAGATGACCCTTAGCAGCCTTGGCGATTCTACTAATGCCGTGAATCTTAATGGAAGTAACAGCCAATTCATATGGGCTGGTACAAACATGACTTTTGCGTTGCGAAAGTTTACGCTTAATCAGCCGCTTGCAGCATCGAACTCCGGTAAGATTCACTCCAACGGAACAGGACCAATTTTTATTAGTCAACCTCTCTCTATTACTGGTACTGCTGGTGCGAGAACACTTGAATTAGGCGGTAGCAATACGAGTTCTAATACATTTGCAGGAGCGATTTCAAATGGAGTCGGTTCAGTGGTAAGTTTAACTAAATCAGGAAATGGATATTGGTACTTGCGTGGTACGAATACATATAGCGGCAATACTACATTTATTCAAGGACTTGGAAGAGTTATATTCCAAGGTACTCAATCAATATCTCCATCTACGACATTTGACTTACGGCAAATGTCTACACCATCATTTCAATTCTATATTCTTGACGATGGCGTAGGAACTATAAACTTTGGGAATAACATTGAATTCGTTACTGTTAACAGTATTATGAAAGGCACAATAGTGATAGGCAACAATAATATTAGCAATGGAGGATTCAGCGAAGGGACAACTACGGGATCAAAAATGGTATTTGGAAATGTTACATTTTCTCCTCAGAACGCAATTCCATCTGGTCCCGCATCAATTAGTTCTCCGGATGGGTACAGTATCCAATTTAGCAACCTCATTTTTGGAGCAACTCCCGCAGTTTCCATATGGTCGCCATCGTTGGGGAATGGTAACGCAGATATAACTATTACAGGTACGATACAGCAGAACAGCGGACAGTCTGTTGGGAATAGGCGAATAATTTATATATTGAGCGGAACTAGCACTAATAATCTAATATCTGGAAATATTTTAAACGCTTCAGACTATCCTGCAAATACAAATACGGCTCCGCTAGGAATTACAAAACAAGGATCAGGAACTTGGACACTATCCGGCACAAATACATTTAGCGGAACAAACACAATTAGCGTAGGTAAATTAATTATGCAAGGTGCTTCGGCGGTATCAACTTCTTCTCCTATAAGTATTGCTACGGCAGCTAGAATTGAATTGAATTATAGTGGAGGCGTAACAATACCATCATTAATCAGCAATAACGTAGCTATGGCGTCAGGAGCATACAGTATAACAAACATGAGTCAGATTTTAGGAACAGGATATTTAATAGTCCCGTAATACCATAAAGGAGATAAGATGAATTATTGCAATATAATAACTAAAATAGAATCAGATGAACTTCCAACCAAGTATGGATATATTCATGCTGGCAATTGGGAAAACGCAAAAGACCTTCATAAAGAAAATGGATGGAGATTATTAATTCCATCTGACCCAATTCAAGAAGGATATACTGTTACTGATATTTCATATATAGATAATGGAGATACAGCAACAAAAGTCGTCACTACCAAATTAACCGCCGAAATAGAAGCTGAAGCGATGACCCAAAATCTAATTAAATATGGTCAAAAAATTGGGACATTTGGTGCTTTACTTGGTGTTTTTGGATTATCCTTCCCTACAACTCAAGAAGAAGCCTCGCCTGTTATATATGCAGCATTAAAAGCAAATCCTAACCTTGCCGCCGACAGTCTTTTGTTATTAACTGTTTATCAGGATCTTTTAACAGAATTAACCGACGCCCAAATGTATGAAATAAGTAAATATCTGTAGTTTAAAAAGGATATTTTACGATTGATATTGAAATAGTATTTGAAAAAGATTTTTAAAACGAACAAGGAGAGCGTATGGCTATAGTATATTACCCAAATAGAGTTTATAAAAAAAATTCTTCGCCGATTGATGTCTTGATGAAAGAACCGCAGATTATTTCAGTCAAAAAACGTCAAGATATTTCGTCAACGGCAATGGATGAAATTATTTACAGGAACAATGATTGGACACAGAATTCATTAAGGTTTAATTTTAGCAACGCAACTGCAAGAAATTATTCAGCGAAAATATTAACTGGAACAAACGTCATACAAAACCTAAATGATTATTTTTGGATGGAATATTCTGAGGTTGGAAAACAAAAAATAACATTAGACTCTGGATTTTATAATAGCGGAACAACCCTATCCGCAGAAATAAAAAGCAAATTAGACAATAATGCTGCATTTTTGGCGGCTGGAGCTGTCTTTACTGTAACTTACTCGGTAACAACTGGATTATTTTCAATAACTGTTAATACTGGAACTATTAGATATTTAAATGTTAATCTATCACAAACAGTAAGTAACAGAGATAGTATTGGTGGACATTTATTTGGATTTAATAGCGATTCTGCTTTAGCGAGTACAATAACCAGCGATACAGCGGTATTTGGTCTTGGCGACGAGGTTGCTTTCATTAACCAGACTAACGAAACAGCATTAGAACATTTGTTTGATGATGTTAAATATTTCAACGTTGATCAAGCTTTACATATTGCTGCGAACGTTGCTGGAGTCGCTATAAGTTTTGAAGTAAATTCTCGGGACATAAACTAAAATATTTATTCTGATTATATATACTTTTGTATAATTAAAAAAACAAAAGGAGAAATTATGTCAGCAGAACCTACCCCAATGGAAAAAAACAGAATTGTATTTTTAAGCGGAGCTTTTAACGAAGATAAGTCGAAAGAAATCATAAACAATATTCTTAATCTTGAAACAAAAGATCCAACTTCAGATATTCTTCTTATCATTGATTCTTACGGCGGATATGTGCATAGCTTAATGGCAATCCATGACGTTATTAAACACGTTTGCCGATGCGATATTGTTACCTTGGGAATAGGTAAACAAATGAGCTGTGGACAAATGCTTTTAATGTCCGGAACAAAAGGAAAAAGATTTGTTACGCCAAACTCAAGGGTTTTAATTCATCAATTAAGTAGCGTAACATTTGGTAAACTTTCTGAAATGGAAGTAGACATTAATGAAAGTAAGGCTTTGCAAAAAATGCTAGACGATCTTATTGTAAAGTATACAAATATAACTCGAAAACAACTTCCAGAAATAATGAGCAAGGATTCATTCTTTTCAGCTGAAGAAGCGGTTAAACTTGGTATTGTAGACGGTATAGTCAATAGCCCAAGAGATTTATATAAGAATCCAAAAATAAAGCTGTAATCTTATCTATTAATGAACAAGCAACTCTTGATTATTAATGTTTTTATTTTTTGGTGAGCAGAAAACCCAAACATCTTCAGTGTTTGGGATGAATGCGAACGAAGTAAATATTTAAATGTAATTTTTTCACAATATTTTGTATAATATATTTAAGCTCTTTGAAAAAGTGATTATGGTTCTGAA